TCGGACCCTGGGGGCCACGCTCGCCCTGGAGACCCTGAGGACCCTGCTCGCCAGGATCGCCCTTCGAACCAACCGGGCCTTGAGGACCGCGTACCAAACCTGCATCGATGATAGCCATATTTAAGCCTCCGGGGTTTCTATGAGATGGATAGCGAACCTTTGCGCACGCTCCAATACCTCCAGCTTGTTATCGCTCCGCTGTCCTTCCGGTACTGCCAATTGTTCCTCCTTACGGTTTCTGATTATAAACGGAGGGGCGCAAGGCCCCTCCTAGATTAGCGAGATTACGCGATTGACAGGACGGGAAGGCAGGAATTGCCGCCCGACGCGTTGGTGGCGTTGACGTAGCCACTGGTGTAGACCACGCCCTCGTGGCTCGAGTACGTGAGGTAACGATAAGCAGAACGTGTAAACACGCCGCGAGCGACTTTGTTCGGGTCTCGCGCGATGAGCCATGTGTACGTATTCCATCCTGCGATGACGTCTGGATGATTGTTTGCAGAAGCTACGGCCTTCCAATAATCGAACACAACGCCCTCAGCCTTGAAGCCCTCGGCGCTCTGAATTAGGTAGTTGCTGAAGTAGTGCTCGATGGAGCTCGGGAGGCGCACCAAGTCAACCGTCTCGACGGGTGCGGTTCCGTCGGTCTGATGAGGCTCGGTCTTCACCTTCACCGATGCCATGCCGTCGCGCAGGCTCTGCTCAAGTCCAGCCAAGAAGCCGGGCTTGCCAGCCATGGGATGCTTGCGGGTGAATCGCGTGCGGCGGGAGTCCCAATCGGTCGAGCCCGAGTTGAGCCACGCTCGCATCGCGGAGTCCTTCCAGAAGTTTGAACCCTCGCATCCGCGCGCCCACGTATTGAAGTCCCCGGTTGCAAGCTCCGAGATTGTACCGAGCGACGTTCCGGCGCTGCCAGCCTCAACCGTGACTGTCTGGAGCAGCGCGCCGTCGTAAGGAGCATAGATCTGAATCTGCGTGAGGCCAGATGAATAGCCCGCATTCCACAGCCACTGGGAATCTGCCGGAACGTCATCGGTGAGTGTGAAAGTATAGGGGAACTGACCGACGGTACCGAAGGCACCAGTTCCCCACACGGCGCTCACCGAGACAGTGAACGTGTACTGGCCCGCGCTCAACACATCGACGTTGTTGTAGAAAGCCTGCTTCGGCTCGAACGGGAACGAGATGGGAAGCGCGTCGATGAACTGTAGATCCATGCAGTTAGCCGTTCGACCGTCCCCAAGCTCCTTGAGCGGGTGCGCTTCGTCCGCTCCCGTGTAATGGTGGGCCACCGCCATGCGCATGGGGTACGTGGTGCCCCCCCATGTCCAGTTAGCCGTGATGATGTCGCCGGGAAGAAATATCTTTGGCGCGTCGCCCGTTCTCACCAATGCTTGCATCTGGGCGCCTGAAAACTCGGCGCCATCCGGGATTACGATGATCAGGTGGCCCTGGTCGTTTATGAAGAACTTTGTCTTGGCAAGCTGCTCGTTGACGATTTGGCGAATATTGTCCGTCGTAGGTACTGCCGAAAGATCTTTCCACTCAGTATTTTCAGCAGAATCTTTAAGAACTAACACTTGACCGGCTGTGCCTCCGGTCAACGGACGGTTTAGCTTAAAGCTAATTTGGCGATCTATATTCGAAGTGATAACATTCAAATCCTTCAGATCGACTAGCTTGTCTTCAACTTTAGCCATACTCATGCTCCTATGACACTATATGGAAGTAGTCTTTTACCTCTTGGACGCTCGCTACCTCTATCTTATCGATCTTTCCTCCGAGATCTACATCAAGATGCGATCTGCTAATCGAGCCTGGCTTCACGCCTATCGTCGTGCCAGTAAGCTTGATCGTCTGATTATCAGGTGCAACTAGACCGGGCGTCGTGCCGATTGGTAGATCAAGCACACCGATTACAGCATTATCTTTTATGACGGCAGGAAGAATCTTATTAGCAACATTGGATGTCTTGATCACATAGCCGATAAGAGATCCGTTGTTGTTTGTAAAGCTTAGATCTCTCGTAGTGATTTGTGTGACGTAAAGCCAGAACATATAGATGCCTGAGATACTAGTACCGTCCAGACGAGCAATCTCACCTGTCGATTTATCATGCAACATCAGGTTAGTCGGCTTATTCAGCATGTTATCCCAGCCAACGTTGAACGTACCGATCTTCGTGACCGTGTAGTCACCAGAGTCATCGACGGACGAACCGATGATACCAACCGTGCCAGCCTTATCGATAGCCAGATCTCCGTCAATGATAAAACTGGAGTTCTGGAAGGCTGTGGTAGCCGTATTAGCCGGGATCCTCAGTACATCTTCAGACGGTATAGTAAGAGAAACAAGGTAGCGTACAGAGAAGCCCTGGATGCCCTGCCAATCTTTTACCACGGTCCACGGGCCGCCATACTCAGCGATGGTAGGCTCGAATCCCCTGATATACAGATCGAACCGATTGTCATCGTCCTTCACGATGAAGGCTCGATTGACCGGGGTATCGTCGAATACAGGCAGCTGGTCGATGGTATAAATACCACCTTGTACGTCAACGGACTTACCATCAGCGCCCCTGGGCAGACCGAAGTCCACGGTAAACTTGTTGCCGATAGCATCAGTGCGAGTAATCTTAACGGTCGGAGTCTTGCTCTCCTCGACCTTACCGATCTTCATAATGGCAGGCTTACCGTCTTTACCAGGAGCACCAGTAGCACCCTGCGGGCCTTGCGGTCCTCGCAGGCCGTTTTTACCCTGAGGACCAGGAGCGCCGTCACGGCCATTCTCACCGGGATCGCCCTTGTCTCCTTTGGGGCCGCGGGCAGGCTTGCCCGTCGGCACACCACCGATTACCCAGTTACCGGAGTCATCGATCTCCAGGGATTGCAGCACATCGAAGTCGACCTGGCTCGTGAAGAATACCTTGCCATCCTCGACTGCCTCGATGGTGCCGAAAGCCAGACGGCCATCGAGCGTGAAGATCACGACGTCATTCACGCGCGGGATCGGCATGGACTTCCATTGGGAATTGTTGCGCCCATAGTGCATGAGCGTAGAGATGTTCGTCTGATAGGCATAGCCTTTGCCCATTGGCTTACCAAGGTCAACAGAACACATGAAGATCCTGGAGCCGGTAGATCCAGCAGGGATCGGAATATGGGTCACCGTGGACTCGCCGTCCCTGGTGATCGTGAAGTCCATGACGACAGTCTCACCGGCAACAGGACGCTCAGGCTTAGCGGAGACCTTGATTACGCCGGCCGAGAGGTTAGGCGTCTGGTAGACGGTCTCGCCATTCTCGTCCTCCACGATAGAGAACTTAAAGGTATCCTCGTCTACCTCGACGCCTGCAACCATGACACCGCGACCACGCGGGCCTCGGCCGATTGTCGAGATGGCGGGGAGCTGGTCGTCACATTCTGTTGCCGTGAAGTCCGGCTCTATATACGGCCTAGAGTTGCCGTGACTAACAAGATCCGGGATACCCATGCAACCCGTGTGGTCATGTGGGATCATGTCTTACTCCTTACTTGGCGTTCGCGCCTATCTTTGGCGCAACTTTCCACTGATTGGATTTTCGCACAAATGCTTTGTTCTTTGAGCTATCGCCGACGGCTACGTTTTTCACGTCGCGCCAAGAACCAGATTTGCGGATCTTTACGCTGCCGCCGTTGCGGTTGCAGGACTGCATGGTCCCGGACTTCCTGATAGCGAACGGGAAGTAATCGAGGAACTCGATGAATCCGGGGACCATGATCCACACGGGGCTCGGGTACATCGGATTGACGGCCTCGTAGGTTCCCGTTCCTCCGATCCACATACCGCCGTTCTGTCCCTGGACTCCGGCGGCGAAGTCCTGCATACAGCCGACGTACACGTAGTTATTTCCAGCTGGAGACTCGCGGTTCGGCTCGCCGCAGGACATGTCCCACCTGAATGTTCCGGACGACGCGTCGATGTCAGCCTCGAACTTTCCCTTGACGTTGGCTCCAGTGGTCACCAGATGTGATCCGCTCCACGCAAAGCCGAAGTTACTGGAACTGATATACATGGCCGACGTATAACCGCTGTTCGCTACGACATGGTCGGTGATATATCCGTTCAGACCGACGTAAACGCTGTAATCATCGTATACGGCGACATGTACGTCGAAGTGACATGACGACATAGATGGGCTGATGCCGGCGGTGCCAGGCAGGGCGAAGCATGTGGCCCCATGGCCGCCGGCGTCCTCTCCCGCCTGATCCACTCTGGCTTTGAGATTTCCTACTAACTTCGCCATGCTAGTTCACCTGCACGTCATTCTCGCCGTCGGTATCGGTCTTGATCCAGTTGGCCGAACCTCCGCCATAGACGTTCATGTTGCCGATTGCAATCTTATCGGTGTTGGGCCAGGTGATCTGGCCAGTCTCATGATTAAGCGTGCCGCCTTGGTAGATCTTAGCGATGATTGCTTCCAATCCGGCGATGGTGAACGTCTTCAGCTCGCCGATCTTGTCATTAATCTTCTTGTCTAAATCTTTATTCTTGGCATCGATATAGGCCTTCACGGTAGGCTGTCCGCCAAATGCGTTCTGGCCATGGCCAGTCTGATTAAAGCCCAGGTCAGCATGGAGATGATCAAGTGCATCCTTCAGATGATTGTCATCCTGCTTATCGATGTAATCGATGAGGTTATTGGCAACCTGGCCATTGATGGTGATCGGGGAGCCGTTGATGATCTTCTTGATGTCATCGACAGTGATGCCGAGAACCTTCGCGAAGTCATCGATGTTCGGTACCTCAACATCGCCACCGATGCCAAAGGACAGATTGACCGTCCATCCATCGTTTGCAGGGGGTGTGTTAAAGTCATCCGGGCCAGTGCCATCAGGGTACACGAGCTTCTCGTGCCAATTAGATTCAGTGGTTTTCTTGATGTACAGCGTAGCGACACCAGCGCCGACCATGTGATCGGGATCTGTCGGCTTACCGCCGTCATCTGTCTGCCAGATGTACGGGATCGCCGGCGTAGTCCAGGACCACTCGTCACGGCCAGGCCTGCGATAGATGAAGGTGATCGTGAAGGTCTGCGGGATGGTGAAGGGGCGCAGGTTGTACTGATAGCTCAGGCATCCGCCGTTGATGTTCTGGCTCATCCATTCAGAGGACCAGGTCTTGGTAGCCTCATCGTAGACCATGCCCTTCAGCTTGGTCTCGCATTTGGAATCGCTGGCGATCTCGATCTTGCAAGAATCACCCTTGATGCCCCTGCCGACACGGGAAAACATGGGCAGCTGATCATCGCAGGAGTCTGCGCAGCGGTCCGGATTGATGTGATGGTCGTGCATGTTTCTATTCCCTCCTGGTTCCCAGGTGCGCTGTTGGCGTGACGACTATAGTGCCATTGAATACCAGGTCACGCTTGTTTTCTCCGGCTTTCGCGAATACCGAGAATCGCCTGGCAATCATTGCGTCAGAAAAACTTTTGGCCCCGATATCAGATTCTATGCTGACACGGACAATCCAGTCATCATCGGAATCAAGACTAGCCGTTGCCACAAGACCATCTGGGGCATCGACGATCTCGACCTCAAAGCTCGTATAGCCCTCGTCCTTCAGGTGAATCGGGAACAGCTTGCGCATGTCGATGAAATGCTCGCAGTGAGGCGGGCAGCACTCCATATGCGGAGTACGTCGGCAGCAAGAGTTGACGAAGTCCCATTCCTGGCAGCACGAATCAGGCTTGTCAGGCGTAGGCCAACCGAGCATATCGTGGCACATCCTATCGTGCGGCATGGCGGGAATAGGCCTGTGCATCTCTATGTAATAGCACGGTATAGCCAGACTTGCCGTTGTGCCGTCAGCTACATAGACCGTGCCGCGCGTGGACGTCTTCTGTAGCGTGCGACGCTTAGGCTTTGGCCTCGGTGCGTCTATACGGTAACCGTTGCGCATCGCTTATCCCCTTCCGTAACGCTTACGGGTCTCATCGGAGACGTTATCGTAATCGAGGTATCCAAGGCCGTCGTAGGCCTGGAACATATCATCGGCGAAGTTCCTGACTGGGATTGCCCTGTTGGTCCTACCGGCACCATACCTGCCGTTCTCACCAGAGATACGATTGATCCACTCGTCATCGTAGCCGGCGCCTTCAACAGGGTTGCCTCGATGATCCTTGGTATTCGCGCCTTCCTCGGTGCCAGGCGTATACAGCAGGTTCTCAGCCCTGGCCAGTTTGTTAAGATCAGAGATCGAGTAGCCGAGATCCTCGACGTCAACGTCGCCCGAGTTTACAGCATCGAGCTGCTGGTCGAGCATGTAGAGCATCGCGGCTTCCATGGCCTCCTTGTCTACCGCGCCATTGCTGATCTCCATGCCGGAAAGCGGAGTTCCGTCGATGGTGATGTAATCGGCAAGAGACTCGCCCTGATCATTCTGCTCGAAGATGCGGTCAACCATGGCCTGAACCATAGCATCGTCGCCTCCGGTGTACTGATGGCCGGTGGTGCCGAAGTTGTTGATCACGTCGGCCATGGTGTCGCCATTCATGGTCGAATCGAAGTATTGATCCCATGCCGCGCGGCTATCACCGAGATAGGTATCACCGAGATACTTGGCAAGATCAGGATCGTTGTACAAGGAGTACAGGTAATCAGACCTAGCCTTCTGCGCATCATCAGATAGGTTGGTATACGTCATACCATCGCGCTCATAATCCTTCGTTCCATAGCTTGCGAAGGGATTCGAGTATGCATCGCCCATGGCGATGTCCAGCCAGTCAACATCAGATGGATATGATCCTTCTGCAAACTTCAGTTTGCCGGATGCGATGTCGTCTTTGATTCGCTTGTTAAGCACATCGAGGGTATCGTTATCGCCCTCCTGCGGGATATATCCGTTCTGATCATAAGTCTCAGAGCTCATGGTCGCTGCATCGGCGGCCTTCTCGCCTTCCGTGCGACCATCGGCTCCGCGCTGCTGGATAGCCGGCTTAGCCTGCTTTCCTTCAGCCATGGCCGCCTGCCTCGCAAGAAAGCTATCCGGCCTGCCCCTTCCAACAGAAGCATCTCGACCTGTTACCCTTTGCCTAGTTGCAGCCCTGGCTCCGGCGGGTGCGGAGGCTTCTTGCACCCTTCGAGACCTCATCCCCTGGTTGGGATTTCCGCCTTGTCTTTGAGGGCTACCGCCTCCCTTTTTACCCTGGCTCTTGTTGCTACCGGACGGCTTCTTGCCTCCTGCTATAGAGTCAGGAAATATCTTTGCGAGCACATTGCCCACCGCATTGCCTACAGCGTTGAACATCAGTCCTCCTCGTAATAATCGTCCATGCGCTTGGACAGATCTTCGGTGTTCATCTCATCATACGCCGGTCCTTGATGCTTGGCATCTCGGAACGCCTTGTTGCTCGTTGCAAACCTGGCGATATTGGGATTTAGGCCAAGACCCTTGGACATCTTCTTGCTGCCAGGTGCCAGTGAGAGAAGAATATTTCGGATCGCGGTCTGCGGATCGTTAGGGAAGATCGCGTTGGCGGTCGCATCGGGATTGCCGGATAGTCCTGCTTCCATAGCATTCGGGATGCTGCTTGCAGTATTCACTGCCAACGTCATCACAGGGTTCGTGACTATCTGGCCAGCCTTCGATCCACCGGCTTTCTTGGCCACGTTTAGAGCTGCCTTGCCGAGACTCTTTGCCTTTCCGGCAACAGTCTTTTCTCCAGCTTTCTTAGCAGCTCCCTTTGCGGTCTCCTTTACGGCCTTCTCGCCGACCTTCTTTGCAGCGGGCTGCGTATACCTTGCACCACGATACGTATCAAGCGCGTCATCTGCGTACTGCTTCAGGCCAGACGTTTTGGTCTTAGCGATGTCGACAAGCTGATCGATCGGATTATGGTAGCCGGTGCCAGGTGCATATTTAGCCGCAAGGTCTGCCGCAAGATACGGTTCTGCGGCGGCATTCTTTATTGCAGACTCCTTGGCCGCATTGAATCCGCTCTTCATCCTGCCGATGTCATTGGCAAGCACCTTTGCCTGATTGACAGGATTAACCTTGTCAATGATCTTGGTAGCCCTGCTGGCATCGTCAGCAAGCGGAGCAATCTTTCCTGCGGCGCGTGCTGCATCGATTCCCTCGTCCAGCTTGCCGATACCAGGCAGCGCGGACAGGCCGATATCGAGCGCTGCATTGATAGCCCTGCCGGTTTTCTCGTTGTCATCGAGCTTCTGGAGCGTCACGGAGTCCCTGCCAGTCAGCGCCTCGTTTATATTATCTGCATTCTGCAAACCGGCAAGCGCTATAGATGCCGGCACGCCGAAGCCGGGGATCGCCGATACGGCAAGGCTCGTACCGATGGATGCGAGGGCGTCTGCCGTCTGGTCGTCGATGATTCCTTCCGTGAAATTGCGCCAATCGGAAGCGGTGTTCTCGTCACCAGTCAACATGCCAGCAAGGCCACCAAGAGCCTCGGCACCGCCGCCGGCAAGGAGATCCCATGCTCCTTTTACGCCGTCACCCAGGAAGTCATTCACGCCATCAATACCGTGTGCCACATCTTCAACCGCAGACGTGAACGCATTCTTACCGCGAACCTGATCAGCCGTGGATTCAGGATTCATCGTGGCGTAATAGCCCTCGGCTCGCTCCAAGAACTTTCGATCATCAGTGTCAGCGTTCTCACCAAAGTCCTCACGGGCGAGCTGGATTGCGTGTTGCCATTTGGCAGCATCGCCTTTTGCCGTGTTCTTCTGAGACGACGCCTTCTCAACAAAGTCTTGAGAGGCCTTGTCGTTCTTTATGTTTTGCGCCTCCTTGGGCTTCATCTGCCCGCTGAGGTGAGCAAGAGATTTACCTGCCATCTGATCTCCTAAAAGAAAAGGGCCGTCGGGCCAGTGGAGGCACCGACGGCCCTTGCCGTTAAGTCTGTCGCTTAGCTTAGGCTCCAGGGTTAGCAGAGACGTTCACGGTTACTGTGGCGGTCTTAGCAGGATCACCGAGAGAGCGGAACGTGATAGTCGCCGTACCAGCAGCAATGCCGCGAATCTTGCCGTCAGGCATAACCTCTGCCTTGTTCGCATCAGAGGAGAAAGCAGACCAACCCTTATCGAAGGCACCGGTGCCATCGACCTTGACGTTCACATAGGCCTCCTGGCCAACCTTGAGAGACAAGGTAGTGGGATTAACGGTCACCTTGGTCACCTTAGCGTCAGAGGTATCAGGCGCAATAGTCTGAACAGGGATGGCAAAGGTGCCGGTGTTCTCGACGGCGTCGATGATGGGGATGATGCCCTGAGACAGGGACTCAATGACCCAGCAGTCATACTTCACGTCGAAGCACATCTCGGTGAACTTGCCGCGCGTCATGCCGGTATCTGTGACCATGGAGCTGTACTCCTGAGAAGTCTGGACAGCCTTCTTATACAGGAACATGCCGATGGTCTGACGACGCTTGATCGTACCCTGGGGACCGGTCGGATTCTTCAGACCGTAACCTGCGCCGGGCGCAGTGAACGGATAATCGGTCGGCTTGCCGAAGTCAGTAGGATCGAGCTTGACCGGAGTGCCGAAGTACGGAGCAGCAGACGGCATACCGAGCGGGTAGTTGGTCAGGACCTTCTTGAAGGACTTGGTATCGTTGTCCCACTCAGTGCGGATGAAGTTCGGGCGGGTCATACGGTCGCTGGCAGCCATAGAGAGCAGAAGCTCACGGCCGGTATCGGTGTAGGCGATAGAGTTGATGTACTTGTCGTAAGGCGCCTTGCCGTCCTTGGAGTGAACGACATTCAGGTTGTCATCGACATAGATGTGCGGCCAGTACTCAGACGGGATGTCGAAGCACAGCTCCCAACCCATGAGCTTGGTCACGTGGCCATCCTGGAGCATATTGAACGCAGAGTCGGTAGCAACGATGCCCTTGCCGGTCAGAGCAGCCATGAAGTCGTACTCATAGAACGGATCGAGCATCAGGCAGCGAGAATCCTGCGGGATGCGCAGAGAAGACCAGACAACATCGATATTCTTGAGAAGCAACGGGATATTGTCGTTGTCCCACTCGACTGCATGAATGGCGGCGAAGCTGGGCTCGATAGCGTTGCCCTGAGTGGTACCGGGAGTGGCGACCCACTGGCCCTCGTCGTTGAAGATCTCGGACGGATTATCCTGGACCCAACGGCCGTTCATGTGGCCATTGACAGCGCAGAAGATGTTGTAGCGGTCGATGTCCGGGTTAAGCACGGACTCCTGCCACAGGGTCTTCGTCTTGTTCAGGATCGCAGCGGTGTTCATGAGGGACTGGCCCGGAGTGATCACGTTGGAATGGGTAGCGTCGCCCCACTCACCGATGCCGCCAGAATACTGCTGCTCGTCGAAGATGCGGAATGCAACAGAGCGGTGGCGGGACATCGTGTACACGCGAGAGTCGAAGCGGACATCCTGGAACACGCCGTAAGCAGAAGCGCCCCAGCCGTCGCGACCCTCGGTGTTAGTGCCAGCGAGGCCGTTCAGACGACGGTCATCGTAATCGGTGATGTAGTCAGTGATTGCCATATCCCAAACGCGAAGAGCGCCACCATTGTTTGCGATCTTGGCGTTGGGAGCCAAAGAGCCCTGGAAGAGGCCTGCGGTCACACGACCAGGGAGCAAACGATTGTCGTCGATGCCCTCCTGCCAGACCTCGGGGGCGATAACCTGTGCCATAGCTACTCCTTACTGTAGGTTACCTTGTGCCGAGATTTGGTTCATATTGGATGGTACACCCTGCTGTAATTCCGGTGTCAACCCAGGATTATCAGGTTGAGGTGCGCGTATGGTCTCCAGCGGCTCCTGATTCGGCATAAGGCCGGGCTGCTGTTGATCCTGAGGACCCTGAGGCTGTGCGAGACCAGGCTGCTGCTGACCCGGGTTCGGCGTAGCTCCAGGCTGCTGCTGACTCTGATTCTGCATAAGCTGCTGAGCAATCTGATTGATCTGCTGCTGCTGAGCCATAACCTGATCCATCGTGGCGCGCTGGGCTTCGAGAAGAAGCTGGTCGTCGATGCGCTGAGAGGTCTGTGCGGAGACATCGATGTTGGACAGATCGAACAGGCGAGCCATCATCTGCATGATGTTCTGCTCGAAGGCACCGCGGTTCTGCTCGGAGACGTTGCCGAGCATCTGCGAAACAGGAATTAGCATTTCCTGGATGTTCCTGCGTTCTTCTTCCTCGCGAGTTTCGATGAGAGATCCGGCACGCACAGAGAAGGAGAGGAGATCGGTAGACAGCTTGTCAAAATCGATCTCAATCTTGTCGCCATCGATGATGGACTCACCGGGCTTCTCGCCACTTTGCTTGAGCCTCTGGTCTCGAGCCATCTCGATATCCCAGATTCGACGGCGCGTCGGTTCATCGACGGTCATCTTGATCTTTCCGCCCATGGATGCGATATAGCTTCGCAGAGCATGGTTCGCCCACTCGCAGAAGAATATCTCGATCCTCTTGGCGTACTGGTTGATCGTGATCGTTTTGTCTTTGGCCTGTTCATGCACGCCCGGAGCAGTTCCTGAATATCGGGCCACGTTTGCATCAGATGCAATCGTCTGGTCCGTGACATTCAGATTCTTCATCATGTTCGCGCCGATGTTTTCCAGGATGGAACCATACTGCGTGATAGTCGTGGTTTCGACAGGGAACTTCTCGATCTTGTTGTTTGGGTTGTTACCGAGATCCCAGAAAGCCGCCGGCTCCATCCTGATCTTTGCGTTCATGAGGTTGCCAGTAGCCATGATGGGCGGCTTGGTGGCAAGCAGAAGCGTCTGATATGCAGAGGTCTGGAAGGCATCGGCAAACTGCTGCTGGGCCAAAGTCCACATGACGGACGAGCATCCGAGCGGGAACTCAGGGTCAGGCTCGAGGATCAGGAAATGGATAGGCACGTCCTTCCTGGGGTCCTCGTTCTTGACCACCCTGAGCATGGCGTGACAGCTCGGGACATACGAGTAGAACTCGTCAGCACCGCGCTTGTAGAGCGTGAGTACCTCTATGCTCTCGACTTTCGTCACGCCTTTCTTCTTATCTGCCAGCGGGATGGAATCGTACTCAGGGCCTTCGCTAGGTTCCCAGTCAGAGAGGAACTTTACGGTGTCCTCGAAGTACGTCTTATCCTTGACGGTCTCGGTATCCCAATCAATGAGCGACTTGATCTCCGCGCGACTGATGTATTCACGGATAACGTACCATTCAGCCTCCTCGATGAAGTCACAGTCAGGCGCCGGATACACGTCATTCCAGCCGATCTGCTTCCAGGAGATCCTGAGGTCTCCATCGAGGTCGCGCTCGAAGCCGGTGCGGATACAGGCGAACCCGTAGTCATAAGACGTGTTGAAGGCACGCCAGAGGTTCTTCATCATGTCCTTGCCGTCGAACTCCGAGCGCACAATCTTCGTGTTAAACAGGAACTCGGTCTCAACCTGCTCGATCGAGTTCTTGTCAAACTGGGTGGTGATCTCACCATCAGGAACCCTTTGCAGGGTCTGGGCCCTGAGCTTGCGCTTCAGGGCCTGCGTGGTTCCCTCGGAAAACTCCGTGTTTCTACGCTTCTCGTAGAGATTCATGTTGTGCGAGATCTTCGTGAACAGCTCGAAGTTATTCGTTCGAAGATCCATTGTCGCCTTGGAGCGGTTATACATCTCGCTGATCTTGTCACCGAGACCGCTCGTATCCTTAATGTCTTCTGGCTTGATGTCGAAGTCTGCCATTAGATGTCGCTCCTCTTGTAGGCCTCGCGGCTGCCCTTCGTCTCGAAGCCGGGCCGCAGGTAGTCGTACTTCGTATCATACAGCCTCTCACCGTACATGGTCTTCGGTGATGGGTTATATGCCTTGGGAAGCCTGGAGTACAGGTTCGGTGCGGAACCACCACGGCCGCCGCCACCACCGCCACCACCCTTGCGGTTGCCGTAAGGCTTACCGTTAGAGGGCGGATAGCCATTGCCGTCGGAGTCGGCGACCTCTCCGTCGGAGTCGGTGACCTCTCCGTCACCCTGGTAGCGCTTGGAGTAGCCGTTGCCGTTCCCGTCGGCTGCGTGCTCTTCGAATTGCACGATGGGCAGGACCTCGGTGGGCATGGGGACGAGGGCGCGCTCGCCGGTGCTCTGGCCGTTGATGACGCTCGGAGTCGCCCAGTCGCCCTCGTAGCCCATGGTACCTTGCGGATCGTTCCTGGATCCTGGGGCCAGCTGGACAGGCGATAGGGAGGACAGCACGCCGGTTTCGGTCAGGAAGCCGGACGCGTAGATGTTACCGTCGGAGTCGCGCGAATAGTCGGTCTTGAGCCTGTTGTATACGGGCAGCGAGCGACGCATCGGCTCGCTCTGGAGCTTGTCGTAGTACAGGCGCTCCCAGTAGCTGCGTTCCTCCTTGTAGGCATTGTAGATCGCCTGTGCCCTCTGCTGGCCGAGACCGTATGTGTCGCCCTCACCGAGCATCTCCCAGTTGAGGCCGCCGTCCTCCTTCAACTTGTTGAACGAGTTGGTGAGGTCGGTGACGATGTCCCAGATCGTGTCACCCACCGCCTGGCGAGTGTCGTAGTCCAGGAAGAACCCGGATTCGTACAGCGACTCCATGTCGTCGGTAGACTGAAGGACGGAGATGATCTCGAGGATTTTCTCCTCCTGCATTTCCCTCGGCAGCGGGTCGCCGTTCTCGTCGTTGACACTCCAGCGCTTCATGGAATCGAGGGCGATCGGGTCATACACCTCGACCAGGGGCATCTTGCCTTCGATGTAGTCGTCGCGCCCAGAGACGAAGTTCATCAGAAGGCCGAGCACCGGGTTGGACCTGGTGACCCTGCGGATCTGAGCGTCCTCAAAGTCGGTGCGCATGGTGCGCCCGTTCTTACCATCTTCGGTCTCGCGGCCCGACGTGCCCTCCTCCCACACGCGCTTGTAGCTATGCTCATATCGCTCATCCATGAACTCCTTGATAAAGGAGGGTGTGATGAACTGGCCAAGGAACGTGAGGCCGAACGCCTTTCCCTTACCGGCGAGCCACTGGGACACGGACGGCGAACCGCCCTTGGCGTCGGCGTATGCCTCGACGTCCTGCTCGTAGTGCGACCAGAAGCTGCCGTCGCCCTCGCCGAGCAGGTTGACGATGTCGCCTACCTTGGCGATCGGGCTGCCGAACATGGCGTCGCCGATGCCGTTGGCCAAGATGTCGAGCCTGGGCTCTCCGGAGAGCAGGCTCTTGAACGATACGGCGAGCGGGAGCGTGAGGCCAAGAATGTCCTGGAGCTCCCAGTCCGCCCTGACCCTCATGCCCATGATGAGCCACTCGTCATAGTTGCAGGATTTCTTCTTGTCCTCCGGCGGCTCAAGGAGTCCTGGGATTAGCGCCAGGACCATCGCCACGGCCATCGGGCCGAGGTGCATTAGGTCGTTCATGATCGCCCTCTTGAGGCTTGTGAACACCTGGGCGTCCTCGTAGTGTTCGTTAAGTACAGCCCCGTCGGACGCCTTGGACGCAGCGGCGTTCCTCTCTGCCACGAACTTCGTAAACTCATAGTTGATGGACGACATGGGTAGGACATATTGCAGCACGTGGCCGATCTGGTTCGTGCGGTACTGGAAGAACTTAGACACGAAGGACGACGTGAGGAACTTGACGGAGTTTCCGTATCGCCTGATGGCTTTCTGGTAGAACATCGACACGACATTCCTCTGGGCCATGTCGCCCTGCATCGCCCAGTTCATAGCGACCTGCGCATTATCCAGCGACACGTTGTTGTTCCTGCCGAGCAGTATGTCGATGATCAGTTTCTGTGCGCCATCACTGGTCATCATCTCTTCGACGATGGTCCTGGCGTGCGGCGAGCCGTCGCCCCTGTCTGCACTGGAGAACCAGAAGTTGTGGCCGGAATCCGCCTCGAGGATCAGGAAGTAGTTCATGAAGTTCTCGATCTGTCGGCTGAGGAACAGATTCTCGCCGTTGACCAGGTTAAAGATGCCGTCGTTGATGCGGTTGAAGATGCCGGTGCGCTTTTTGTTCTCGATCCATTTATCGAGAGCCGCCTCGTTGTCGACCGCCGCGATAAGGGAAGCGGTATCGCCGTCGATCATGGCCATGCGGTACGCGAGGAACGCCTTTCTAACCTTATCGCTGTGGGAGAACATCTTCACGGCGTCCTGGCTCACGTCGACGTTCGATGCGTACGCGCCGAGGCCGACCTCCCTGCCAGCCCTAAGCGCAAGCGACGACAGGTTCGTCATGACTCCCTTGGACACGATGTTGCCTACCATGGTGCTCGGAGATAGCACGGCAAGGGACTGTTGCACGCGCGTCATGTAATCGAGGATCTTCTCGATCTTGTCGATTTCGCCCTTCTCCAGGTCAGTCATGCGGTACTGGCCGTTCTCGTAGAAGTTCAGCTTCTCCTGCCTTAGGCGCGCGTAGTCAGCCAGCTTGGAGGCTGTGCGCTCGATCTCTGACTTCAGCTCATCACGGTCGATCTCGAGGTCAGTGAACCCGATAATACCGTCCCAGAAATTCGTGTCGTTCGAGATCAGGTCGGACATGTACACGTTGCCGTGGATATATCCGGACACCTCGTTCATGCCGTTCTCCAGGAAGGCCCAGTCGAGGAACTTGTAAAGCGCATGGCGTTTGGACTCGGCCATCGCCTTGCGCGTCGGCGTGGTCCCATTGGCTATGATGTTATCGACCTGTTCTTTGGCGCGCCTGGCCTCCTCGGCCATCCTACGCTTGAACTCAGAGATACCGCCGCTGTTGTACTCGCTATCCTTGATTGCCGGAAACCTGTACATGTAGGCGGCCATCTCGGGCGACAGTAGCGGCACGCAGTAGCGGTCGTCGAGGGAGACAGCGTTGTCGTCTATCGTGATGGGCAGGCCTCCGCCGCTCTCCAATGAGGAAACAATCCTGTCGGTGCCTTGCTTGATCGCATCGACGCTCAGCTGGAAATCGCCGACACCGCCGTTATAGGTAGTGCCGCCGTCGTATAAGAGCAGCCAGATGAAGTGGTCGTAGTCGATCGTGTCACCGAGCGCCTTCGACATGCGGTCGCGGCACGCCTTGATTGCGTTGACGTCTTCGGCGTACTCGCCTGCGTCACCGATCTCCTGCGGGTTCGGGATCTCCTTGCCGTCGAAGCCGATGATCGGGACCCTCCTATTGAAGGTCTCGGAGACAGCGCGCACGTCATTGATCCTCTTGATGTCCGCGTAAGAGGTGTAGCTATGCGGCGCATTGATCGCCCTGTCGCCGAGATACGCCGAGACGTCCTCGTCAGTCAGCTTCGAGAATCCCTCCTGCACCTCGATCTTGCCGGACGCCTCCTTGCGCGCCTTCTCCAGCTTGCCAGCTCTGCGCTCGTCGTCCATCACGCCAAGGGCGCGTTCGTCGCCCCTCCGAATGGCGATGTCTTCCAGGATCGTCTTGACCTCGCCGCCCGTGAGCGGCCTGTCCATACCGGACCTCTGTTGGCGCTGCCTACTGTTCTTCGCAGAGCCGGACTGCCTGTCGGTAAAGGAGCTATGCCCAAGGTTGCGCGGAGTCTCCAACGAGACGTCGATCGGGATGGTGAACAGCGTGCCGTCAGACCTCCTGACGACGGCCCTCATGTTGAAGTCCTCGTCGAAGATCGTGCGGATCGGCTTACCGTTCTCGTCGTATGTGACCGTCTGTCCGCGCTCGAAGTCCCAGTCGGGGCAGAGCGTCGGGTTCATCGAGTGGAAGAGCTTGAGGATCTGCGGCTTGCTCATGCCGTTCGCTACGTACATGAAATCCTGGACGACGCCCGTGAGCACCGTCTTGCTGCCGCCGAGAGAGGCCGTGGATATGGAGTTGAACAAGGCCGCCGGGTTGACGCCGTATTTCGGGCACCTGCGGACGAGGACGGAGACGATCTCGTTGAGCCTGGCATCATCGCTCAGGACCTTAGTGCCGCTGGCGATCTGGTTCCAAATGGTTCCCTTGCCTTCGAGAAGCATCTGCCTATCGGCCTCTGACCACTCGTTGAACCTCTCACGCCACCTCCAGATACCGCTCTTGTCTCTCTCGAAGAACAGGGAGCCGCCCCATTTTATCGTGCCCATGTAGCCGTTGAGCATCTTGGGCCTTTCCACGTTGCCGGGCCTGCGGCCGGACGCCGTGTTGTCGTTGAGGTCGAGATCGGCCCTCAGCCTCTTGCCGTTCACTGTGACGTCGAACTCGCTCATCTGATCAGGATCAACCGCGACGGTCTGCGTCTTGTGGGCCTGGGATGCGAGAGCCATCTTGATCGTGTCGTCGCTCGCCGCTAGAAGATCGTAGAAGCCGTACACGGATACGTCGCCGTTCTGGCCGATGGACGGCTTGACGTTCTCCATGATCTTCGGCGCGTTTCCCGGTATGACGATTGGTGCGTACCTTGCCTCACCGGAGGAGTTCGAATACTTGAGCAGGGCCATTGTTTGGTGCCTGGAGATCGTCGAACGGTACTCGAACCCGCCGCTTTTCGCAGCCTTCGCGAAGTCCGCTACCGATGCGATCACAGCCTCCCTGGACATGTCCTCGATGCCCAGGTCCCTGAGCAAGAGGCTGCCCTCGAGATCACCGGAATCGGCAAGGTCGGCCACCTTACGGATGTCGTCCATGTTGCACAGCGAGCCACCGCGTAGGCCGCCACCGAGCTTCCCGACCGGGTAGTCAAGGACACTCAGGAACCTGTTCCCCATATCGGACATGGTCTCGGAGTTCACCTGGCCGGAAGAATCGCCGGACTGCTTGGTCGGATTGAACGCGATGAGAGCTATCTCGTCCGGGTCGACATGGGATGCGTCGCTCTGCGGGTATCCCTGAGCGACCGTGTTCGCGAGGCTCGACTCGTACGGGTAGGTTATCGTGAACTCCCTGCGCATCGGACCGTGGCCGACGACGTAGGTGGTCGTCGAGTCCATGATACTGTCGGCGAACACGCCCTCGTTCGCCTCGATGACGGACTTCTCGACCATGAGCGGCTGCCTATAATGGACAGCCCATTCGAACGCCTCCTTGATATCGCCGCCCTCGAACATAATGCCGAAGGTCGAGGAGTCCATCCTGACAGCATCCCCTTTGTTTCCTTCCTGAGAGGAGTCGATCGGAAGGAAGTATAGAGATGCGTCGTGGACGGCCTCGCCGTCGCGCCTATCAGACCCAACGCCGAACGCCATCACGGGAATTATATTCTGGACCGGCCTGGACTGGACACTCCCGTCCTCAGCCCTCGTCTCGATGGACATGCCGGCCTGATTCCTTATGTCGGCGAGGTCCCTGGCCCTCTCGGCCGTTAGGACGGACACCTGCGGTACGTCGCGCCTCTTGAAGTTCCACGGTGTCTCCTCGCCATCGATGCCCCTGGCAGCGTCGAGGAACCTGTTGAGCGAGGACTGCATGTCCTCCTCGCGTACGACGGGGAACGCGTTGCTCGCCACGGGACGCACGCCCGACATGAGGGATGTGACGTCGAGGGAGTGCGGCCTGTAGTCAGACCAGTCCTCAACCGCCTTCTTGGCAGCCTCGCCGGCGCGCATCTTATTAGGGGACTTTCCAGAGAGATCGAACTCGCGCATCTCGGCGGCTCCGACCTTGGACTCCATGAACTCGGGTGATACGACCCTCGGGACGACCGTGACCTCTTCGCCGGATTCCGCGGCCATCTTCATGGCCTCGACTATCCTTTCCTGGCTCTCCGTGCCGATGGACAGGATGTCCTTTGCGCTCACGCAAACAGACTCGTCGCCAAACCTCAGCTCGACGAACGGAGTCAGGAACCTGGAGTACGTCATGGCCTGCATCTCGCCGAACCCGAGCGGCTTGTTCTCCGGGCGCTTAAACAGTTCGTTGAGGTAATCGCGATATTCCGACCTGAAGTCGAGGAGCGACTTGCGCAGCACGGATATCGACTCCTGTAGGTCACCGGGGTTCTTTATCCTTGTGGCCACCGGGTTGGCTATGTTGTCGCGCGTGACGACCTTCTCGGCAAGCCTAGTCTTTGAGCCGAGCTGTTTTGAGGATCGAAGCGCCATAGCCTCCTGCGTCACGTCGCCCATGACGCCGAGCTCCATGAGTATCCTGAGCGAGCGTCGGTCGCCCGGCCTCATGGAGCCATAGGTGCCGTCGACGTCTATGCCGTTCGGGGAGAGGGCCGGATCGAACACGAGGATCGTTGCGCTGGGATCCGACCTCAGCCTCTCGAGTGTCCGCCTGTCGATTTTCTTGAGCTTATAGGGCACCTTGCCGTCCGATGCCGGGCCGTACTGGCCGACGCACTCGTGCGCGCCGATGAACCTGTTCCAGCCAATCTTGCCAAGCTCGTCCACACCGACGGACGCCGGATCGCCCATGCCGTTCTCCGCCAGGCTGAACTTGTTGTCCTCGGCTATCGCGGACACGATGTCGGCGTAGGTCATCTCGACTGGCGGAACCTCGGAGCGAATGTTCCTCGGGATGAGACCAAGCCCCTCGCGGTCGCGCACGCCAGAGCCATTCAGGCCGACGTCAAGCGGAGCGTTGCCCCTCGTCGCGTTCACCAGCGACCTGCCGGACATGTAGGCGAGCACGGGATCAGAGAAGTCGGCCGGCGGAATCGTCGGCCTCTTGTACCCGGGGTTCGCGACGTCAGACCCGCCGAGCGGCCTACCGGCGGCCTGGAGCTCGCGGCGCACGGACTCCGTCATCCTCTCCATGGTGTCGAAGGACTCGAACACCGACTCGATAATGTAGGGATTTATGTCGACGCCAGTCTTGAACGCCGTGTTGCCGATGTACTCCTTGACCGTAACGGAGTTCCAGTAGCGGATCATGGCGGACGCACGTTCCTTGGCGCTCTCCACTTCGCCGTTCGCACCGGACATGAGGCCGTTGCGTATCTCGTTGATCGACCTCCTGACGTCAGCCATGTCCGCGTCGTTATAGTTCCTAGCATTGATCTTGGAGATCTTCTCGTACAGAGCGTCCGGGTCTGCGCCGTTCGCGAAGTCGAAGTCGTGTGGGCTGAGTATACCGTCCAGCTTCACGTCAGGGACGGAGATCCTGCTCATCTCGTCGGACAGGTCGGAATCTATGTCGCTGACGATGCGGTCGTGCGTGGCCTGGTCGATCACGCCGTCCGCGAGCGCGTGGTCGATCCTGCCGACCCACTTGGACACGACTCCGCCCCTGCTGACCGCGTCAATGTCCTGGGTCGTCTCCGACATGATGTCCGGGTACGCCGCGCACACGATGGCGTAGAGGTCGGTGGACATCTTCGCGAAGTCGGATGCGGACAGCGCGCCCAGCTCGCCGATCGCCTTGATGTCCTCGAGCGCGCTCGCCGCGCCTGGGGCGGCGATATCGGACGCGCTGAGGTCGGTACCCTCTAGTCCCCTGTTTACGATGTTCGACACGGCATGATCTATCGACGCCGTGAGCACGATGTCTGCCTGCTCGTCGGCCAGCGCCCTGCGACCGTCAGCGTACAGGGTGGACAGGTCGGCAAGTCCGGCTGCGGCCCTGAACATCCGGTTGGTCGAGCGGGACAGGTCGCCCCAGAACTCGCCAGCCCTGACCATCATGGTTCTCTTGTGGGCGGCCTCCCCGGAGTCGCTCGCCGCGTCATGCAGGATGCCCTCAACGATCTTGTCCACAGTCTCGTCCACGGCGCGCTTTATCGCTGGCAGGGACATATCCTCGGCGACGTGCGGCGTGCGCAGGATGACCTCTGAAACGAAGCCGACGTCGTTCATGCAAGCTGCCTTGGCGATCCTCATATTCTTCTCGTGCTCGATGCGCGAGCCTTCCAAGTACGAGTCGCCGCCCTTCTCCATCCTGATCCTGCGACGCTCACCCATCCTTTGGACAATGGAGGCGTAGAGCGGATCGGAGTTCGCGACGCTCACGCCCTCCTCGCCCGTCTCGGGGTTGACGATAGGATTGATCGATGCCCTTGGAATCGCGGTGAGTAGCGACGGGAATGCAGTGAAGATGTAGTCGAGGTTCTGCGGGGTGAGATCGAAGTCGGTGGCCATGCCGTGGGATGCCTCGCGTATGATCCTCTCTCTGTTGACTGTCTCCTCGGTTCCGGTCGCATAGTCAACGACCCTGATAGAACTGTCCTTGTTGAGGATGAGGTCGAGCACGAGCGGCATGTTCGACTGGAAGTCCTCGACAGACACGACTCCGACCGCGCGTGAGAGGTGCTTCGCGCTGAACGACGCGAGCTGGCCGTTAATCACAGTCTCTATGATCTGCGTGAGCTGCATGGCGGACTGAGGGGTCACGCCCTTTTCCTTCATGGCGTTTGACAGCGTTGTACTCGTGTACACCGCGCTCGCCAGGACGTCGTTGCCGATGTCGAGCCACTGATCGGACAGCAAGTCGATGATCGCTTCAACGGCTTCCTGGCCGTCGGCTTGCTCGATAAGAGAGCTCTTTATGCCGTTCCACGCCTCGAGATTCTTTCGTGTGTTAGCCCTCTTGGCCATCTCGAACGAGGATTTGCAGAGGTTGGACCTCGAAGACAGCCCTGACGATCCAGCGGACGAGGAATCCGTGGACAGCGCGTCGGCCATGAGCTTGGAGCCGCCGGAGACGTCGTTGGTCTCCATGGCGTGGACCTTTTCTGAGTAGCTTCTATCGAGGTCGGTGAGCCTGTCGAACAGCGGGGAGAAGGTGCTCGCCTTCGACAGCGCGTCGATATCGGCGGTCCTCGCGGCGATCTCGGAACAGATGTAGCGGTCGGTGTTCGAACATGCGGCCAGCTTGGATAGCTTCACCCTCACGCCGAGCCTTAGCCTCTCGGCCGTCGCCTGATCGCCGGAATCGAGCAGCCTCCTGGCCTCGATGAGGTCCCTGTAGACGGAGTCGTACTTGGCTGCGAACGCCATGACTTCGATCGCGTTGTTCGCCCTGTCTGGGTCGCCTGAGCACAGCTCTTCGCCGAACCTGCCGGTCATGATCCTCGCGGCGGACGTCAGGCCGAGGTCGTTGGCCATCGACGGGTCGAACAGCTTGCGGATCGACGTAAGGGCGAACTCCGCCCCGACGATATTGTTGTGATCGAGGCCCTCGTCCCTCACCCTTTTCAGTGTCTTGGACAGCTGACCGACGACGGATTCGATCTCCTTGACGACTTGCTTCTGACGCATGTTGACCGACTTTACCGACATGTTCAGGTAGCTCCTGAACTCCGGCGGCATTCCGCCGAACTGCGTCCTGTCGGTCCTCCCCTCATACACGTACTGCTCGAAGAACGAGCCGATAGTGTGGCCCTCCATGGTTGGCGCATTCGAAATGTCGATGAACTTGTCGATCGGGGAGTCGGCGAACGTCTCGTTGAAGGCACGCACGACGGTGATATTGAACCACCCGTCCTTCTCGTCGCGTGACAGCTCGGGCTTCTTGCCCATGTTGCGATCCTCGATCGGCATGTTCTGGGTGGCGACACTCCTCGCTTTCTCGTAGCTCTTCAGTAGGCTCTGGTACTCGGACGCGAAAATGTCCATGAGGTCTCGGATCTCGGCAGCAGTGGACGCCGTCTTCCCATGCTTCGCGAAGAATCTCGCCGTGGTCTTGGCGCGCACCACGTCGTCGAAGATTCCGGAGACGTTGTTGATTACCTCGCCGGCTACATCGGTCTGCTTGATGACGTTGGAAAGTAGGGCTTCGAACGCATCGAGCCTGCTGCCGGCCATGATCTTGCCGGCCTGGTTCCACAGCTCCTCGGAGAGTTTCTTGAACTCTTGAGACTGACCAGTCATGACGAGCATACCGTCCTGGCGGAACAGCGGGTTGGCGGTCGTGTTCGTCGATAGCCTACGGCCGATCATGTTCAGATCGGAGAACAGCTCGACGAGCTTTTGCACAGCCTTCTGGATGCCGCCGCGCCTCTCATACCCGCGCTCGTTTACATCGTCGCTCAGGTCGAACTCGCCTAGGTCGATGTATTCCTTCAGCTTTTCCAGATTCCTGCGGGCGTCGCTGAGCGACCTGTCGATCGCTCTGGCGTACATCGCGTCGGGGGTGTCGGCCAGCTCTCTCGTGAGGTCGGATACAACGTTGTCCGCGCCGAACGGCCCGACCGCGCTGGAGACTAGCGTCTTGTCCGCGAGTCCCCTTTGGATGTCTGAGCGTACGTTGGCAAGGAACACCGCGAAGTCGGCGTCGTCCCATCCGGACATGCCGGACAGCCTTGACTTCCATTTGTCGATGAGCTGCTGCTTAGTGGGCGGCGTCTTCTTGCTCTTCTCATCTATCTGGTAGGTCGCGCCGTCAGAGATCGAGGACATAGCCTTCTCGATGGCGGACGCTGCCTCGTCAGCTGTCAGGCTTCTGGGGATGTAGGAGAACTCGCCGAAGTCGAGATTCGACCTCCTCTTGTACTCCTGGGCGTCCGGGTCCCAATCGCCGCGCACGGCGTCGACCATGCGCTCGGTGATGAACCCCATCGTCTTCAGGGATGGGTCGAGCGAGACCGTCACGGTATCGCCGTCGGCGTCGGACTTCACGAAGTTCATCGCGAGTGGGGATAGGTCAACGTAAGACGCGTTGGGGATGATCTCATCGACCCACTGGCTGTAGGAGCCTTGCTTCTCAGTGGCCGGATTCCTGCCCATAAACACCGGCTTCTGGATGCCCTTAGCTTTGTTGGCTCTGTGCAGATCAGCGAGCTTCTCGCCGTAGTCATCGGACGCCATGATATCAGCCATGGTCTTCATGTCGACGGAGAACCAGTCGGCCACCTGTTTTGCAGATACGCCGTCGTCAGGATTTTCCCAGACGGCCTTGAAGAATCCTGCGCCGAGGTCGTTGTCGTTGACGCCGCGCGCCTTGCCGCTGTTGACCTGCTTGACAGACGCGGCCCCGTGAAGGTCGCCCGCCGTCCTGGCGCGCTCGTCATAGGCATCCTGGGCGTCCTTGACCATCCTGCCGCCCACATTATCGAAGGCGTACATGTCGATGGCGGTCTTGGTAGACGGGGCCACCGGATTCCTGTCGCGCCCATCGTCGGAATCGGATTTGGCTCCCATCTTGCTAAACGCCCTATCGAGAGCCATGCCAGTGCCGGACATGATGCCGCCACCGAGAGCGCCCATTGTGCCAGCCTTAACAGCCCTGCCAAACCAGCCGTCATCAAGAGTGCCTTCACGGATCTCATCGAGCGGCGACTGGACAAACTCTTCGAGGCCTTCTTCTGCGGCCTCGGACGCAAGCCTGCCGACCCAACCCTTCGTCTCTTCTTTGGCAAGAGACTTTGCGGAGGACTCGATTGCCTTGTTAGCCATCTTCTTCGCGGTATCTTCGGCACCCATGAGGCCGGCAGCCTTGGCACCTCCCATGAGGGCGGCGTTCTTTGCTCCCCTCAACATACCGGCGGAGCCGCCGAAGAACGGTCCGACTGCGTTGATGACACCGGATGCACCGGTGGCAAGCCTCTGCCCGAGATCGAGGTCCTGGCTCGGGATATAGCCGGCATCGTCCATCTCGGTGGCCCTGTGACCAGAGGCCGCCTCATGGAGCTGAGACGCGCCGGTAAACGGTGCGGAAATTGTTCCGAGCGGCAATCCCAAGAGGAAGGAGCCGATGTCATCGAGCTTCGACTCGGTCTTCGCAGCTTCCTCGGCTCCAGCGAGACCCATGATGTTCTCGCCGATCTTGCCCATCGTAGCAGCTAGATAGTCTCGGCCATCGGCCTTCTTCCTGCCAGCAGGAGGCTCAGCCGCGGCCCTTCGGGCGTCGGACTCATCGGCGATCTTCTGCCTCATAGACATGAAGTTCTCGGACATGCCGGAATCAGCGCCACCACCGAGGTATTCCCTCGCGTTGAACTTGTTGCCGCCTCCCTGCGCGCCAGCCGTTGGGTTCTCGCCCCTGGCGATCTTAGAGAAGGCGTATTTGTCCAATGCCATATCGTTCCTCCGTCTTACGAGGATGTGCTTCTGAGAATTGATTGTAGCAGGTGAAAAGGAGGGCCGCTCCCGGCATGTCAACAGGAGCGGCCCTTTCGAGAGAGGAGATGTCTCTGGTACCCTCGCCGGGACTCGAACCCGGATCTGACGATTATAAGTCGTCTGCCCTGACCTTTGTGCTACGAGGGAATGGCCGCCGGGATTGGGGGGTGAGTCGCTTCCCCTTACCCGGCGATGGTGCCCCCAGGCGGATTCGAACCGTCGACACCCGCTTTAGGAGAGCGGTGCTCTATCCTCTGAGCTACGAGGGCATTGATGAGATAGTATCACATGGGGGGTATCATGTTATCGAGAATCTTGCATATGACCAACGTGAACAGCACGATGCCCGGCAGCGCGAGCATGACCAGCAGGCCAAAGCAACCCATCACGATTACCTTCTCGTCGTCCATGTCTCTCCTCTCGGGCGAAAAAGAAAGAAGCCCCTCGATCGGCATGGGGGGCTTCCTTCTGATTGGAGGTGCCTGTTATTACAGGAGCACCTTGTCATTCTACCACTAGTAGTAAATCTTCTGGCCCGCGAAGATGACGTTCGGGTTGGCGATGCCGTTCTTGTTGGCAAGGCCGATGTAGTTACCGCCCCAACCGACCTTCTGTGCGATGCCGGACAGCGTATCACCGGGCTGAACGATATAGCAGCGGTTACCGGTAGGCTGTACGCCGAGCTTCGCATTGACCTTGGCCTGGACAGCATCAGGATCATAGCCGGCGGCAGAGAGCCTATTGCGGCGATCCTGACCGTTGCCCCAGGCGCCTGCGATAACCTCAGCGGCGATGGTATCAACGGACTTCTTGCTAAGGCCGGCACGTCGGTTGATCTCAGCCTGAACCTCGTCATAGCGGGTACCGAGAGCACGCTTGCGCTCATCGCCGTTGCCCCATTTGCCAGCCTGGACTTCGTCGGCGAGAACGGATGTCTTGGCAGAGCAGATATGGTTGACGGCGTTCTGCACCTCAGCGTATCGGGAACCGAGATTTGTCTTGCGCTCATCGCCATTTCCGTACATGCCTAGGAGTGTGTCTCCGACAAGGACGTGCAACGACAAGGATAGATCCGCCTTCTTGGTCGGCACGGGTACCACAGGCTTCGTGCCGGAGGTGAACGATGCCAGGTCACGTTTGCCATTCAGAGCGTTGCAGTCAGTGTTGCCAGCGATGCCGGGCACGCGGCCGACAGAGGTGAACTGCCACAGATCGCAGTAGTGGCTGGGAGGCGTGTGCGCATGGCCGTCGTTCGCGCCATAGGTCGGAATCCAGGTCCACTTGACCCAGGGTTGCGAGACGACCGAGGCATACTGACCATATAGGTGGTTGGCGATATAGACGCCGTTGTCACCTGCGGACTGGGCGAGCGTGTTGCCAGCGGATGCGATGCCGGCGATAGACTGACCGCCGACCTCGATATCGAGCACGAATCCTCGACAGTTCCTAGCACCGGCAGCCCTGGCACGCGAGACGAGCCTGGACGCCTCGACGGCACCGCCGTTGCGATAGAAGCCATAGCAGTAGTACGGGATACCCAGGCGCTCGCACTCTGAGATGTTGCGCGAGATCTTGGAATCGAGGTACGTACCGTCCTGGACGCGCAGGATGGCGAAGTGAATGTTGGGCTTCACGGTAGCCCAGTCAATGTTACCTTGCCATTCGGACACGTCGATGATGGTTGGGAGAATGCCTGCCATTACTCAGATGCCTCCTCTGTCTTGGAGCCCATTGCAGAGTTCTCAGGTTCCTGCTCGCCGTCTGCGGGCTCATCGAACATGGTCTTGATCTCTTCTTCCATTACTACTCCTTACCTTTGTCTGCTTCGACTACACCATCCTCCGGGTTGCCTGTGCGAAACATAGACATGACCGGCGACAGGATGCACATGATTGCAGCGGTGGCCAGAGAGGCAACCGCGGGATCCTTGATGGTGCTGGATACAGCGATCGGCACGGCTACGATTGCGACAGACACAAGGCCCTGCACGATCGTCCTTGCCAGCCTCATCTCGGTGTTGTCGTCATTTAGGAACTTGTCGAGCATACGCTTTCCTTTCTAATCAGTTCCACCCATGTTATGCACGATGAACCTATCCTCGATCTTATCGATCCTCTCGGAGTTACGGTCCACCTTGCGAAACAATGTCTCGCTGGAGCTTTCCAGCTTGGCAATCCTGGTATCCATATCGTTCACGCGACCCTCGATTGACTTAACGCAATCTCTCGTCTCCTCGAGAATCTGTGTTTGGAAATCCATCTTCATTGACAGGGATCTTTCGTCCTTGGCGTCAGACTTGATTCGTATGACTGTTGTCGAGATGAGAGAGACGAACGCGATCAATAGAGATCCGGATGCCATTAGCTGGTCGAAATCCATTACGATATCCTCCTGTAGAAAAGAAGTGCGATGTATTCTGGCATGAATGGCTTCTGCTCAGATTCGGATGTGCCGCTATCGACACTTGGCGAGTTAGCATTATTCGGAAGATTTCCTGCTTCAATCATATTGCTTCCACCAGTCGATCCGACTGGATATCCGGAGCCTGCGGTGAGGATGTATTTACCTGATGTGACAGCTTCCCACTTGCCGTGAGCCAGCCTTGGATCAGATGACGTATGCGTTACGATGACGCATCCTACTGGATACATGCGATCGAATGAACTCTCCTCGATCTCTTTGATAATATCGGGGAGTATCGACTCGATGTAGGATTCAACTGTATCTTGGATCTTGCTTCCAAGTATTGCTCCGTCGGAAGCGGATTTCTCGCGCGTAGCGATCTCAACGACGCGCCTGAAGTTCATGTTGATCTTACGGCGGACCTGCTCATTGAGGCCACCGTCACTCGTCATGATCTCGGCTATGTCATAGCTGCGCGCCATATTCCTCCCAGATATAAGGGAAGGCCCCGGGGACTCGGCAGACCCGGGGCCTTCTGAAGACTAGGATAGCACTGTGGCTTTTCAGGCTGTCAATAGCCTAGCTAGGAGTTATACTATGCCGACTGCGAATTCCTTAGATATAGAGGGGAAGACTTTTGCCTTGACGACAATCTCAATAGCCATCATTCCGTTTGAGTAATTATTGAACATATCGGGAAAATCATTCTGAGCATCCATCATATTATAGCTAATCGAACAGTCAATTCCGGCATATCGTCCCAGCGATGAGAAGCTACCACCTTCGAACTCGTCGCTCAGCATCTTGAACAGAGATTTATGTTCACTTGAAGGTGGAATGTATATTGGCACGCTGATAGAAGAATTACCTGACACTGTTTTTGACACTTCAGTTTGACTCGGCGTGCTCAATAAGTTAGCACTGGATGTGTCCCATCCATGGCACCTGTATTCATCTATGGCGGCTGTTATCATTTGGAACGGCATCGCCGTGCGCACAATTGCACCGCCTGCGGATCTGCTCAGCTTTTTTATAAAACCGATCCTGAAGGTATTCGAACCATCCGAGCTAACGTCGATAAGTCGATATTTTACCGTGTCTGAAGTGCCTGTGGAACCGATTACAGGGATAGCGGCATAACTACCATTCTTTCCGGTGAACATTGCAGTCACATCTACAAGAAGCTCCGGAGGCTTCTTTAGCTTCTTTGGCCACAAGAGATTCTCTTTCATACGTCGTCCTTAGAACACGATCTGTACGTCTACCAAAGAGTCTAAGTCATTATTTTTTTTTCGCAAATGAATAAGGCGCCAGAATGGCTGGGAGGACTGAGAGGTTAGCAGTTCCGGCGTGATGTTGCGAGAAAGGAGTATTCAGTCCTCCCGCTGTGGCTGGACGCCCAGATCGGTCACCAGGACAAGCCAGCGGAAAAAGGGCGCAAAGGACCTCCGTACTCATCGAGGTGCCCGTATCCGGGCGTCTTGGATATCTTACCACCACTGATGCTTGAGTGCATTATTCTTTCTTGAGAATAATCATGACGCAAAGGAAAGGCCCCCGAAGGATCAACTCCTCCGAGGGCCACCGTGTCTGCAAGGATCGCAGTCTAGTACCCGGTGGACCGCATCCCCACGGGAGAAATGATAACACCGACAGATGTGAATGTCATTATTCTCGAAAAAGAATAATAGAGCACGGAGTGATGATGGCATGGCGATGGTAAAATGGACTTACCAATTGGAGGCTGGAACTCCTCCATGGCGACCATAGAGTCCGTGCCCGGTCGGCGTAAAAGCGGCCATTGAGTCTGAATAACCGAGGATTGAAGTTCCCCACGGAATGAACCCGTTCATGTACGCATGGACATAAAGCGAAAGCCGAGGCTAAGCCGTGGGGATGCCGATGAGGTCCATGATCTCAAGGCGCGCCTTATCGCCGGGCGCGCACGGGGAGCCCTTCCCCGCAGGCAAAACGGGAGGGCGGATACCGGTCATGGACAGACCTTAACCTTATGTTCCTTGGAGGACGTGGTAGCAAGGCAGCCTAGAAAAGCTGAATAAGGGGATTACGTACCATAGGCGGAGCTATGCCTGTTGACCATGATGATCTCAGTAAGACGTGCAGCAGAATCCGCGACAGCGGATTTGCAGTTACCGTTTGAGGTCACGGGGGATCGGGCAACAAGAACGGTTAGATGGCGGCGGATGGTGTGGTAGCGATCTCAGTTACCCTCCCCCGCCATCTATACAAGCATTTGAAATTAGATAAACAAAGATAAATAAGACAAATTAGATAAATAGGAAAAATAGGAAAAACTTGATAGGCCGTGGAGGGTCGGGAAACCCTGGCCGCTTGGAAGGGTTCGTCCGTCCGGTTTTCCTGCGAGCATGGTGTCCAGGGTTCTTATGAGAGCTGGAAAAATTAGCGCGGGTAGATATAAAGAAAACAAAAGAAATACATGATCCTAATATACCTATGCTCCCCCATATACCTGTTTACCTGTATTTATGTTTATTTGTGTGGAGATTTTGATCTGGTCTTTGACTGACTGGAAACCAGGTCACCTAACTATCCGCCAGTCAGGAATCCGGTTCACCGGAGAAAGGGGTAAATCATGCCTATCATGATGCCTCGCGCCAACTCGTACACCTCGATGAATCTCGAATCCGCAATGGAAGCCGGCATGATGCCAGCTGCCATGGACATCGGTGAGGCCATGGGTGAGGCCCAGCTGAGCAACGCCAACACTCAGCTGGCCATGACCAACATGCAGAACGAGCGCATCCAGGCGAAAATAAAGCGCAACAAGCAGCGCGACAAGGAGGAGGAGGCTAAAGCGCGCATGGCCAACATCAACATGGCGCTCCAAGACCCTGACGTAGACGATGCCTCCAAGGCAAGGCTCCGCGAGACCAAGGCGAGTCTGTACGAGGAGCTCTGCGGCGTCGAGATTAAGGTCACTAACGCATAACAGGTTGGACGGGATGCCTTCGGGTGTCCCGTCCATCAGGTATATGGGTCTTCTTCTTTACGCGATGCAGCCCATGGCTGCCGGTGTGCGGACAGCCGGCCCTAGCCGGCTGCGGCTTGTCCGAGATCGCAGGCGTGCAGCTATAAATGGGCGTGCATTGGTCATCGCGTATACCACCATCTATTCCGGAATAACCGGAGAAAGGGGAGCAACAATGTTCCACGTTTACGTCGAAGATTTCATGAATATCGAGGACTTCGTTTGGATGTATGGAGGCGATGTCGAATAGTTTGTCCTCTTGCCGGGGGCGTTAAGCCCCCGGTTTTTCTTTTGTTTCTGTTTCTTTATTTTCTTTATCCGGTGCAGAAGAACTATTCCGGTGCATCCGGAAGAACGGAGTGAATCATGAAAGACAAGTTCGCCAATCGCATCATCAACCGCGAGGACGGCATCACGCACATCAACATCATGATGGACTTCACGTGTGCCATCGCGTCTCTCAAGTCTGCGTGCATCATGGACAGCCGTCCTGACAAGTTCAATGAACTATCGCAGATCGAGATCTCGCTCGATCCTGATTACGCTCAGCGCTTGCTTGATATGCAGATCGGCGTGCGTCGTGTAGTCATCGATAGATCTAGATTCCTGTGCATCCTGCACGGTGAGGACGTCTCTGTGTCCACGCTTTGCAAAGTACAGAAGTCAATGAAATGCTGGGAAGAGGCAATGTCTGAGATGTTCGTCGACGAGTTCTCCGAGTGGACAGTCGAACATCCTAACAATCAGATTGGAGCATAACCAAATGAACAATATCGATAAGACTGCAAAGCTGGCACAGTACCACAGCCACAAGAACGTTGGCATGGCTGGCTATAAGTCATATATGGACCAGCCGTATCCGGAACTGATCGCACCAAAGCACGCCATGCGAGTGGATGAACTGCCTTGGTCTGTCAGGCTCAAGCACATGACTGTTAGCGAGATCGTGAAGATCGTGATCAAGACATTGATCAAGTTCATCCTCGGGATCATCGTGATCGAAGGCATCGGCATTGTCCTATTCCTGCTGCAAGATATCAGCAGGTATGGCCTGTTCGGTTAGTAACCATAAGGGAGGCGGGTTTGTCCCGTCTCCCTGTCTATATGAACGGAGAGAAATGAAGAAAGTCAGACTCATTGCCTCGAAGATCAACGTAGAGATCGAGGCAGACATGATCGCTCTGTACACCGTCGAAGACGATGATAGCGAAGGCGTCGTAATACCTTTGTCCTACGCCTCCATTGTAGACATCGATGCCGGTACATATCCGGACGACGGTATAACATTTACCTTGGGCCTAATAGATGCACACAGACGTGCATATCTCGAGGAGCAGACTACTGCTAATCGACGTATTAGATTCCCTAGCGATCGTTACATCAGGTTTCCGTACTGTATCCATAAGACCATCGACAACATCATGAACAGCTATTTTGTCGATGATGACCTAGCTGAAACAACGGAGAGAAGAATGAAAACAAAAGATATCTACCATTTCTTGGAGATGATCGACAAAGACGGCGTGCGTGATCAGATCGTGCCGTGCTTCATGGGTTGTCCTGGTATCGGTAAGACCCATGAGATCGAGCGTTATGCAAAAGACCGAGGCAAGAAGGTAGTACATATCATTGCCTCGCAGATCCTTCCGTCCGAGGTGTCTGGCATCACTATGCCTGACAAGGAGGCCGGCGGCATGACAGTCTATGATCACGTTCGTCTGTCGTCACTGAAGGACGGAGACATTCTGTTCTTCGATGAGTTGCTTCAAGGTCAACAGCAAGTTCTTTCTGCCTGCCTTACGCTGATCCAAGAGCGAAGGCTTATGAGTGATAAACCATTGCCTGATGTCATGATCGTGGCTGCTGCAAATCCATTAGCGAATCCGAATCAGCTACCTGCTGCTATCCGTGACAGATTCCTGTTCATTGGCATGGAGTTCAACTTTGCAGAATGGAAGCAGTACATGAAAGATAGCCAAGACATCATCATCGAAGACAGTATGCAGAATGAGATCGATGCCTGTGATACCAGTGTCGTAGGTTGGAATGCGCAGACACCGAGAACAGTGACCAAGCTCTGCAAGTTCATCACGAATAACATCGATGATGATGATCTCGAGAGGTTCCTGTTAGATGCACATATCAATAGCAGACTCGTCAAGTCACTCATCATGTCTGCCAAAGGAGTCTCGGCGAACAGCATGAGCAAGTTCACTGAGAAAGTTGAAGCAGTCATCAAGGGCATAAGCGATACGGAAGATGAGCACATCGTTGTACTAAGCGAGATCGATAGGCTTGCAAGTGGAAAGACGTCAGATACATCTACTCTCATGACCATGCTTATGAACATGGATGAATGGGACGATGTCATCAAGCCAATGCTCGAGTCAATGAAGCTCTAGAAGAGAGGACATAACAATGATTAACATGCACAGGCTGAAGCTCGGCACTCTCAAGCTGCCCGAGGTATATGTCTGCAAGAACCAGGAAGCCGTTGACACTTGTCGCACTTCCGGCATCCCGTATATCAAGTGGTTCTATGGAACCGATACTGATCTGATCCTTTCTATCATGTTGCCTGCGCTGCAGAAAGCAATGCCTGGCGTTGATTGGTATAGGATGTGCCGCATCAAAGGTGGCAGGATCAGGGAAGTTACCGTCATCACTCCACCGCCAGAGGGCTATGCCGTTGAAGAGGATAGCGAATGGAACATCAACAACGAAAGTATCTCTAGTCCTGAGCCTACGGACAGTGATGAGTTTAATCCAGTTGGAGTGGATATCGACGAAGACTTTGACGAGGTAGAGACCGACTCCTCAAACACTCTTCGCAGGTGTGGTGGTGATTCCTTGCAGCGGCAGGAAGCAAACATCGGCATCGAAGACTTCCTCGGTGACAGTCTGTCCAAGGTTGATCCCGAGATCATCTCAGAGATGGGACTCATGCCTAAGTTCCTGGGTGAGATCGAGGACAACATTCGCTACAACATCATGCAGTCGTTGAAGTTCCGTGATTCTTATAACAAGAAGCTCGGATGCTGCGTCGGTAACTTCGAGAATGAATTGCCGTCGTCGAACTTGCTGATCCTCGATGTCTCTGCATCAATCCCGTGGGGCGTAGCAGACACGCTTCTCAAGATGGTAGACACCATGAGAGAACAGGCGAACGCTGACCTCATCGTACATGCTGGACGCAGCGTGTGGTTTGCCAAGGGCGATAAGCTACCATCGCCTAACAAGCTGCGCAGAATGTGTCCTCGTGGACAAGAGGCCCAAGAGTTCAGCGAGATCATCAAGGAGCATGTCTGCGGCAGGAGCTTCGATAACGTTATCTCATTCGGAGATTACGATGCACCCTGGTGCGGATATGACGAGGTGATTAACACTGCCGTCAAAGAGAACCCGCCGAGTGTAGGCAAGCTCTGGTGCTATCACCTATACGCAAGGGATCGTACTGGCTTTACCCAGTGGGTAGATATCTGCTCTCCCAACTGCGAGAAAGAATACAAGACTGGCTGGGCTAAGTGCATGAAGGAGTAACACATGGCAGAGGATCCGTGCCCTCCGAAAGGAGCATCGATCTATACCTGGATGTACCGTCAAGGACTGAAGGGTAGAAAGATCGAGGACGTAGTATCCGAGGTCTATGCCAATGGCCATTTCATCAGAGCTAAAGACGAACAGAACTTCTGGAACGGCGTGCATAACAGGCAGCTATACCAAGGCTCTCAGTCTGCTCTCATGATACCGAGCGAGCTCAGATCGAAGACTTTACCGTATTCGGATTATCCGATTCATCCGTATCTCGATCAGCCTGAGATCGCAAACAGGTGGGTACCGATGGATGAGAACATGCGACCGATGATCCGTTGGTCACTCGGTTGCATGAGCCTATCCGATGCTCAGCATTTCTCGAAGATCTTCCGAGGAAAAGTCGTCAAGTCGAAATACGTATCAGAGAATCTCAAGGGCACTAAGCTCATTGCGATAGACGTAGACGGTGACCATGAAGGCGAGCTTGATATCGATGTCATCGAAGCCTTTGCTCCGCTCATGGACCTAACAGCGTCTTTCTATAAGCGAGATATAGTGCTCGATCATGTGAGCCCTGATTCGTATGACCTTAGGCTCTTAGCTCTACCGACTAGCTATCACCTGATCTTCTCGGTAGACAGGCTGATCCCGACGATGCACTTTCCCGAGGCTCACATAGATATCGTGGGCAACACAGCGAACTCGCTACGTCATTGTAAGAACAAGATCTACAACGGTCTCAAGCCGTCACCTATGACGGACGAGATATGGGACTACATGCTCGACTACATCGAGAGGAGGAAGAAATGAACCTACTCGATTTCATGAAGGCGATGGCTTACCAACGCCTGACTAAGTCCAAGTTCGGAGAGATCATGCACAGCGATGATTATTCCGAAGAGGAAAAGGAGAAGGCTCTTCAGGAGCTCGCGGCCGCAGGTGGCTACGAGCACCTCGACGAGTAAACGAAAGACTGATGAACGGAGAAAACAATGTCTTTCAAAGACGACATCTGGAAGCGTTTCCAGCAGCTAGTAGAATCTGACATCGATGGTTGCATAACCGGAAGTCTGTTCGGTGAGATCACTGACTTCGACAACTGGGATACCAAGCCTGACATCGATGTGTTCTGCTACAGCCGTGAGGCTCAGTGCTACGCGGTGGGCTACCTTATGAACAAGATGAATCTCGTGCCGAAGGGAGATCGCCCGGAGTTCACGGCCGGCGAGGAATCCAAGATCGGTTCTCTGCTCCATGGTGGATATGGTCGTGGCAAGCTGATCACCCTGAAGTTCGGCAGCGATGACGACGACGTGATCGTGAACGTCTCCACCAAGAATCATCGTGGCCAGCTGTGCAATACCGTCGGTGCGGTACTCGGCACGTTTGATATGAGCATCATCATGAAGGGCTACGACATCCAGTCCGGGAACTATCTGGATATGCGTGAGCAGCAGATAGTCCGAAAGGACATGGTCGATGTGCTCGGTGTGTCGGAGTCTGATCCGATGACGGCGGTACCGAACCAGTTCCGCTATTATAACTATGCCACCTGGGAGGTCGCTCGTTACCTGCGTCAGTGGGAGCGTGTACTCAAGTATGCCAACCGAGGCTATGACATGCTGCCGCTTGCTAAGTTCTACAAAATGATGATCGACAAGACAATCGACAACGGCAAGATGTTCAAGACCGAGAACTACGGTCAGGCATACGACGCATTCGTCGAGGACTACTCGGCACTCGCATCTACAATCGACAATTGGATTAAGGAGCATGAGTAATGGATTCTGATAAGTTCTTTGAGAACTACTTCGCAGACCATGACTTCATGTGCAAAGGTTCCCGCAACTGCGATGCGGTCAACTTCTGCATTTGGGTCTGGATTAAGTACGGAGCTTGCGAGTATGACGAGTTCCGTCGGAATGTGACCGACTTGTTCAAGAAGAAGACTGAGGACAAGACGCTCTCGATTGATGAGAGTCGTTATGATGCAGACTACTTCGATGATAAGATAGGAACCGTATTCAACTACCTCCCCTCGTGGGGTCCTGATGGTAGTGAAGAGGATGCGTTGAACTACGCATTCAACGACTAGAGAGAGGAAGATCTCATGAGTGTATTAGACTTCAACGGCGGTGGTTCCGGTAACTCCTGGAACTATCATAGCCCTGAGAAAGATGGCTATTCGCTGGTCCTTGATGGACAGGTAGTCGGGATCGACACGCCGATCGCGCACAACTTCTCGCAGGATGGCAAGCAGGGTGCTCCGAAGTTCTGGGATGACGGCAACCCTGTGCGCAACATCAAGCTCACCGTGGCTGATACTGCGGGCAACTGCTTCGACTGGACCTTCTCGATTTCCAAGAAGCGTCCGACATCTGCGTTTAATCAGGTGATGCAAGCTATCCTTGCTGTCAATCCGAATGCCACCAGCATTGCGGACTGCATGGGTTACCACATCACGGTGACTACGCAGCAGCCGCCGCAGGGCTTTGGCTACTCGGCGTCTAATCCTCGTCCCTGGTCTGTCAAGATCGGCGAGAAAATGCCGCGAGTCGAAGGCTTCGGCTATGAGGTAACTGACTCTGCCGCATCCATGCAGCGTAATCAGCAGCAGGTTCAGCATGAGTATCAGCAGCAGCAGCAGGCTGCTTGTCCGGCTCCCGCCATGCAGGCGCCAGCTCCGCAACCGGTTATGCCGCAGCCGATGATGTCGCAGCAACAGCCGGTGATGACACCGCAGCAGCAGGCTGCCGTCATGCAGCAGCAGTTTCCCGGAGCAACAGTTCAGTATGCAGCGCCGGCTCAGAATCCTCCGGTTGCGCAGGGAGCGCAAGTCCCTGTAGAGGTGTACGACGAGGACATCCCGTTCTAGAAAACCAAGCCATAAGGAAAGGAACATACCATGGCTAAGATGTATCTCAAGTCTGATCTCAAGTTCGTCGATGGTTATCTGATCGACAATGACGACAACGTCGTCGCTCTCCCTGATAAGGTGGCCAAGCAGATCAACGATCTGGAGACCTGCATTCAGAAGCTGATGTATCTGGATGAACAGCCTGAGCCGACGCCTGAGCGCAGTCTCGATGGCTTCAAGCGCAAGTCTATTCGCATGGTGCCGACCGTTAAGGCCGACACTCCGACTCTCGATAAGAAGGTCGCTGAGGGTAAGAAGATCCTCAACGAGATCCGTGAGCTCGATAAGTCCGAGAAGATTAACGATGTCATCTCTGACTTCGAGGATGCCTTCGAGTGGTTCAAGGTCGAGCGCTTCGTCGAGGGTTCCAATGTTGTCCGTGTCGATACTCTCGAGATCGGCAACATCCTCGACGTTGATCCGGAAGAGCTGATTGAGGAGATCGCTTCTTACCTGGACTAACCTAGTTCCCAAGGCCGGGGATCGTAAGGTCCCCGGCTTATTGGGATAGCTATTTAAGAACGGAGATCCGATATGAAGAAGACCAACTTCTGCGATAAACGCAGTTGGTCGCATAACGTGGGTAAGCTCTGGTTAGCAGCAAGACGAGAGCATCTTACGGCATCAGAGGTGAAGAACCTCATCACCGATTACAAGAGAATCAAAGCCGGCAAAATCAAGTTGCACGACGCATTGCAGTTCGCCAAGGTCTATGGTTCGAAAATGAACTGCGAGATCGACACGTCATCCTTTGGTACAATGGCTAGAGGCCACATCATGGAGCCATATGCCATCGATGAATACAATGCGATCAACGGCACTGATTTCTATCCATGGGATGACAAGCTGATAGCACGAGGATGCTTGGCATTTTCTCCAGATGCCATGGATATCCCGCAGCTTCCTGGTACTAAGATGATCGTCAATCTTGATGACGAGCTTGTCGACAAGAATGGCGATACCAATCCTGGCCCGAATGAGATATTGGAGATCAAGAGCTACGAGGCAGGCCAGGCGTTCCAGAGACTCTCGATGATCGGGCGTGATGAACCGCTTGAGGAGCGCTGGCAAATCGCTACGGCGATGGCTGTGTGCTACACCATCAAGACGGGAACCATCATGTTCTACCTACCGCAGTGCGGCCTTGAGTTCTCGAAGCAATATGACAGAGCAGATCTTATCGATGAGATCGATACTGTCATGGAAATCGCAAGGATGTGGAACGACTACGTCGAGTACATGGATTGTCTTATGTTGTCTGAGACAAAAGACACAGCCATCTCAGAAGATCAGATCTACTCTGATTATCTCAAGGTAAACAATGCGCTAAGCATTTAACGAAAGGAGAGGCACAATGCCTAAGATCACTGACTTCGGTTTCGAGAAGATCGACGAGCTTCCTACCAGGGAGAATGATTGGGAGAAGCTGCTCGAGGCTTTCATAGCAGACGAGTCCGCTACTGCCATGATGAAGAAGTTCGATCTCAAGATCGCAAGTAACAAGGCGGCATCCATTCGTAAGGCAGCTGAAAAGCTGAATGCGAACGTCAAGGTTATCACCCGAGGCGACACCGTCTACGTCACGAAGTAGGTGTCGTATGGCGTCTATCCAACCGATTGAAAACAATGGACGTGTTTGCAAAGCAGAGCGAATCAACGAGATCGAAGAGTCTGTCATGAGCTTGTCTGATGAACTCGCCAAGTCGAATGAAGCGCTCGACGATCTGGACTTCGCTCTTGATGTAGTGCAGGAACGTCATTATTCCTATATGGCTAAAAGCAAAAAGGTCCGCAACAAGATGCGTAAGTTGTCGTCTGAACTGTAGGGAGAATGATGAAGATCATCATCACCAATCCTCACAACGGCAGGCGCTGGAGGCTGAGGCCATACTCCAATGGCCTCTGCCTTGCCATTGATAAGTCGCCGTTATCTAAGGTGAATCCGAAGAACGGGAAGCCAATCAAATCAGAGTTTGTCCCATGTGATAAGTATCCGTCGACATGGGATCAAGGACTCAAGTCCATGCTTGATTTGATGATGAACGATTCTGAGGATGAAACGGAGCTTGAGATCGAAGATCTGAAAGAAGCTCCTGCCATGCTGAAAGATGTATTTAGCAAATGGCTGTCTGATGTGACAGTCGAGATCGAAGGGAAATAACATGTCTAAGAACGATAGCAAGAAGAATCGTAATGAGACGATCGAGGACAACGTCCGCAAGGCGTATGGCGACGAGAACGTTATCGGCGTTTTGTCCGGTAATCCTGATGAGATCAAGGACAAAGTGGCAGCTCGTAACGAAGAAGTCATCAAGAAGGCTAAAGAGAACGACGCCAGCATCGCGCATATCTCGATCGACGATGACGATACTAATTTGGCGTTTCCGTTTAAGAAGCACATCGTCATTGCATCCGATGGAGGCGTCGGAGTGTGTGGAGAGATCAAGCCGAATGAACTCGCAGATCTTATGACTAACATCGTCAGAGGAGTTCTCATCAATCACGGAGTTGATCCTGATGATGAGCGCACGTTCAATCTGAACGCCACGCTTATTCTCGAGCTAGCTGCCGTTGATTTCCTTGGCAACGACTCCACGCCGCATAAGATTCTCAAGCGCTTCACTCGTCTTATGGAAGCTCTCGAAGAGCTTATCACTGAGTAATAATGCTGTTAGGGCCATGCCACCTTCGGGTGGTGTGGCCCTTTTTTTCTTGTAGTAATGGCGTTGTCCTGCTATGGTCTCATTGTAGGCATACTGTCATGGAAAGGAGAACTGAATGGCAGGCTTTCTTAGCAAGGAGACAATTGCCGCAGAGGCCGATAGGTTGAACGTATCGCTCGAAGGACTTTCATGGCCAGAGCAACAGAAGGTAATCGCCGACGCTAGGCGTGCAGAGAAAGAAAAGATGGCGGCGGAGGTAAAGCCTGAGCCAGAACCTGAACCTGAGCGTGAGTCCACTGTCGTTGACGACGCTCGCGAGAAGGAGATCGCCGAGCTGAAGCGCGAGCTGGCCGAGGCAAAGGAGCAGGCCAAGGCTATTCCTCAGGTGCCTGTGGTATGCGAGCTTGGTCTGAATGTCGTTGAGCCGACCATCGAGGACTACGATCGTGTCGTGCTCATCGCTTCTCCTGAGCAGAAGCCGACTCCGCAGCAGCCTGGCAAGTATTACGAGGAGGTCGGCACTCAGAAGATCACAACCGAGCGCAGCCTCGATGTCGGCAAGCTTAGTCCGTTTGGCCCGAACGAGAGCGGCACCAAGGTAGTCGACTATGACATCAAAGATACCGGCCGTCCGGTAAACGCTGAATCTACCATGCCGAAGTATAGCTGCCTGCTAACCTACAGGCCGACCAAGGACTTATGTGCTGTTGCTGAGTTCCAGGGCCACAAGGGCTATCTGTGGACTCATCAGCGCCTCCCGAACGTGAAGGCTCTGCTTCAGCAGATGGGCGTGTATGAGGAGTTCCATGAGCTCTGGGACAAGAGGCATGGTGCGAAGTTCTACCTCGGTGGTTTGATCTGCGTAGACATCAGCTTTACTGACGAGACCATGCAGCGAATCGTGAAGGAGCTGCGCCGTCGCGCTAAGGCTGGCGAGGATGAAGTTCTCTAGCATGTTAAACCGGATAGTGAATTATCCAGGGTGAGATAGCTTACAGGTCGTCGTGGCCCGAGAATGTCTGGCTCTCGGTTGGTATGCACGGCAAGCAGCAATGCCTCTTGTATCACGACGATATATCCACATGGCCATATTCCGTGCAGCAGGCCGATCTATTCGCAGGTGATTGGAGGACAGAGGATGGCTAATTACATCGAGGGCGGTAAGCCCGATGTCGAGAAGACTCTTTTAGTGGCGTTCGACACGCCGCCATACTTCGACTTCTATTCCACGATAGCCATGAAGTATAAGTCGTTCGAGTTCTCCGACGAGCTTACGGATACCGAGAGGATGTCGGAATACGCGAAGATCTATCAGCAATTCAGGAAGTTCGTTGGTTCAAAGAAGGCGATGGTTATGGATAGGCGAGATAGCCTTGAGAGCCTTCGCGCTTGGTTTGAGGACCAATTGGCCAAGTCCGATGTCTATCCATCCAACAGGATTGATATGGTCTACAACAGCCTGAAGGTTGATTGGCTACGCCAAGCCATAGGAATAATCGACATGCTCATGGAAGAGATAAACGGAGGTTATTGATGTACATCCCAGGTAAAGACGACGACGAGGCCCTCGACGGTATCGATCCCGAGGATCTCGAGATTGATGATGAGGACGTCGATCCTGATGACGAACCGTGGATCGAGGAGGACGACGAAGACGAGGACGACGACGAGGAAGGCGAGGAGGAAGACAATGAGCCTGAGGATCTCGCTGCTGCTTTTAAGCGTGTGCAGGGCATGGACAAAAAGGATCCTGAGGACTCAGTGGACGATCGAGGCGAAGATTCTGAGAGGGACTCCGATGACCAGGAGGGAGAGGAGAATCCCGAGGATGAAGACGGAGACGTTGACGACGATCGAGGATCTTCAACTCTGCCTGGAGAAATTGATTATGCTGCTGTCAAACGAGGCCTAATCGAGAATCTCAACAAGTCTGCCATCGCCAAGGCAGCCAAGGAGTTCAGGGATGCTAATATCCGTGAGTTCCAGATGAAAGACTTATATGAGCGTACCTCCGATGGACGTGTGATCTATCACAATCCGGATGATCCGAATCGCCCGTTCTCGTCTCGCATGGAAGCTCAGTCCTGGATTGACTCGTTCAATAGCCAGGTAAGGAATGAGCTTAAACGTAGGGCTCTGGAAATCAGGAACGAGGATGCAGATTCTATCCTTCCGTCGCTCAGGCTCATGGACTTCGCTCCGTCCTATGACGCCATGGACGACGCTGTGCGCGAGATGTTCGATGATCTGATCGAGGGCTATGAGGTCCTGGATTCCAACGGCAATGTCATCGGATATAACTGTGATCTCGATAAGATGGCGTCGAAGGCTGAGCGAATGGCTTCACGCTTCTCCAAAGCTAAGCCGTCGAAACGTCGCACGAAAGCAACGAAGTCTGCCAATGAGGGAACTCGTCAGCCTTCTTTGGATATGAAGTCCCACGGCAGTGGGGGTAATGGTAAGATGAAGCGCGAACCTCAAACTCTTGAGGAAGCTATGCTACGACTTCGTCAGCAGAACAAGTAAAGGAGAAAGAAATGGATCAAATACAGCAGAAGATCGAGAAGATTTTCAACAGGCAGAAGGCCGGCCTCGTCGCCAATCTTGAGATCGCCAAGAATCGTGCTCATTCTTGGAACACGCTGCTCGATATCAAGTCTCTGTATCACACTGTTACGAGTGAAGATCTCACTGATTTCGATAAGGTTCTCAAGGCAGCCGACGAGGTTGAGGCTATGTACGAAAGTACCCTCAACATTGTGAAGAACACGGGCTTTAGTGCCATGGCTATGGGCGATACCGACTGCGAGTTCAAGAATCCTATTGACGAGGTCATCGAGTTCAACGACCCGAAGTCGTGGGAGGACGTGTTCCACCAGGCGCTGCTGCATGAGGCTGCTGCTGTTGCCGGTAGCGGTATCGTGCAGATCCGTGCTCGCCTCATCTCTGAGATGGAAAAAGACACACAGGGTTCTTGCGAGGCAAAGTGCGAGGGCTAATAGTCCAAGGGATCTAATAGGTCCAGCGGGGGTCGAGGCGTAAGCCCCGGCCCCCTTTTTCTTAGGAGGAGTCATGGGAAAACCCAGGGTATTTTATAAACCAACAGAGGTTTTGATCGTCGAAGACGGTCGAGTAAAAAAAGGATGGTACACGCAGGAATGCGTACCAGGCGGTGATGGATTCGCCTATGACGGCGAGTGTACGCCGATATTCGATAGCGTCGATGAGCTTATCGGTTGGCTTGCCGACAATGCGAACTCGATGCCGACGACCGAGGTGGAATAGATGGCGGAGCTAGTTACCGTTCCAAAGTATTACAGGCCGAGGCCATATCAGCAGGCTTGCTGGATGCGCAGGAGGACAGGCCAGGATAACTTCTACTTCAAGATCTGGGGCCGACAGCTAGGCAAGGATACCGATGACATCGAGAACGCGCTCGATTACTCATGGCGCCACCCTGGCACAAGGACCGCGTATATCGGCCTCGATAACAAATGGGTAAACGAGAACATCTTTAACAAGTACATCGATGGCAGGAGGTTCTGGGACGACTTCCCTCAAGAGCATATCGTAGTAAAAGACACTGCGAAGGAAGTTACGTTTGCCAACCACCCAGAAGATAAAGCAGAGGCGCGCATCAAGTTCATCGGTTTCCAGAACGATGCAGCGCTTATCGGTTCTTCCTACGATCGCTTTGTGATATCGGAAGCCAGTCTGTATGGACCGAATGCTTTCCAATTCATCGAGCCGATCTGGGAGAACAAGCTCGCCAACGGTGAGGACCTAGCCGTCTATATGAACGGTACGCCTCGTGGCATGAACAACGTGTACACGAAGATAATCCAGAACTACACCGGTGTCATGGATCCAGTAGATTTCCCTGGACCGCACAATGTACGCGGACGTTATCGGTCGTATGTGGACGTTGTCACCATCGAAGATGCTATGCGATGGGACGAGGAAAAGCACGAATGGGTACGCTTGTACACGCAGGATGATATCGATGCCATCCATGACAAGTACATCAGACAGGGCTTAGAAGAACTGTTTTGGCAGGAGTTCTATTGCAAGTTCTCGACCGTCAACTCAGGCCTGGTGTACAGAGGCATCGAGAAGCTGCGTGACGAGGGACGCTACTGCCGCTTCAACATCAATGACCGTGAGCCGGTCTATGTTGCATTCGATATTTCCTCGAAGGGCAAGATGACCGATGCCACGGCCGGCGTTGTGTTCCAGTTCATCGGTGGTCGCATGATGATCTGCGATTACATCGAGGAGCGCGGCCAGTCTCTCGCGCAAGTCGTGGCCACACTGGCTCATGCTGAATGGTGGAAGTATGTTAGGGTCGGCTTCTTGCCCTGGGACTCTGAGAGATCCGCATCCTCTGAGACACCGCTTGAGGAAGTAACTCGCATGTTCCCATCGGTCAATTGGCACGCCTTGGATAAGGAGCGCATTGACCGAGGTATTAACCTGGTACGCGAGCTCATGCCAAACATGTGGATCAATTCCGACAAGTGCTCAAGGCTCAATGAAGCATTCGATGCTTATGAGTACAAGCGTCTCGAAAAGCAGGACGACTGGTCTGCTTTGCCCATCCATAACTGGGCGAGCCATGGCATGGACGCACTGAGGTATGCCGCTATGGGCATCCGTGAAATGGATTACCTGAATATCAATTCGACTGGTCGCCCGATAGAGATACCGACTAACTACGAGTTCTTCGGTGAGTCGAATGATAGGTCGCCGTCGAAGCCAATAACCTACATGACTGAAAAGGAAAGGAAGGAGTTTCTTCATGGAAATGGAGCAAATACCTACGGATGGTTTTGATCTCCTCAAGAAGCGAGAAAAGCAAGTCCTCTCTCATGATCCTAAGAGGATGATAGTAGGCCATGCGGAATCATTCCTAGCTGAGCCTGGTCTCTGGGAGAACTATGAGGACGAGGCGCTTGCTAAAGCCGAGACCATGCTGAGGGACTGGATAACAAAGATGTCCGAGGTTCCAGGCTGGAAGCGGGTTATCAAGCGCCGCAAGTATACGTTCTCCATGCTGTTCAAAATGGTCACCGGCGATGACTACGATCAGAAGAAGCACGCCAAGGAAATACGCATGTGGACTAACCTGTTCCGCTACTACTCCTCTCGCGTGCAGAAGGGAGGTTCAATTAACGGTAGGACCTATAGCAAGACCATCTATACGATCTCGCCTAAGAGACTTAATCGTCCTCCTTATTCTGTAAGACTCAGGATACCCTGGATGGCCGAGCACGGCATGAGGCCCGACGAGAGGACCATGCACTGCCATGAGACTGACGTGCTCCTTCCAGGACACGCCAGGAATCCTAATACCGATGCAAACATGAAGCGCAGGAGCGAGGAGGCGAAGCGTCGTTACAATGAGCGATACAAAGACCGGAAACACTGAGATCATCAAACCGAAAGCTATGCCGACATCTGAATCTATGGACGACTACATAGCTAACGTCTCTCTGTTTCGGACGATCGGTCAAGTCGTGGCTGGCCGTGATACGGCTGGAACGACGAAGACTTTTTTCGTCATGAACCTATTCTTTAGCGCTGTGTTCGACATGGACATCTCTCTGATCTCCGAGATTGTAAAGCGCATCGATGGCACTGCACCTGAGAAGGGGGGTACAGATGGATGCAGCTCTATCTTCTCAGATGCACTCAACGATGTGCTAAACTATGAGGACGCCAGGCGCCTGACGATATTCCCTGATGATCCGGCGATCATAGCTCTCGCGAAAGCTACCGTGTGCATAGCAAACAGCGATCCCGGCATGAACATGCAAGCAAGGAAAGACAGGCAAAAGGCGGTACAGATGATACTCGACCGCACTGAAGGTCGTCGTAATGAGCCGGCGAAACCGACCGTGGCGATCGAGTACAAGGAACCGGATTGGATGTCCTTGCCGAACGGAGAGAACAATGAAGGAAAAGCTGAGTGTTGACGTGGCCATGCGTCGTATCCAGGAAGTCGTCGCGAAAGAGACGCCGATGCCCGTGAAGATCAAAAGCGGGAAAGGCCTGTTCGAAGATACCTGCTATGCCGCTTGTCCGACTTGCGGGTTCCAAGCGGATCCGTCTTGGAGCTATTGCCCTAAGTGCGGGCAGGCGATCTCATGGTAAGGGATATTATTGCGATGATCATACTGATCATCGTCTCTGTACTGGTAATACCATTCGCCATCATCTGCATGTCAGTATGGCTGTCAGGCATATGTTGAATCAGATGGATAGGAGTTTCCTTGGGCACCAACTATTACATCAGGAAAGTCAAGCCGATCGAAGTGAGGCCTGAGTTCCACGTCGGAAAGAGAAGCTGTGGATGGAAACCTCTGTTCGAGTCATATCATTCTGATGCGCCGTATGGATATAACATCAGTATCGATCGACCGTATGTCGACAGGGTGTCTGATATTAAGGAGCTAGTCGAATCCGGCGAGTGGGAGATCATCGACGAATACGACAATATTGTCACCTATGATCAGTTCATTGACTACATGGACACCGATTACGATATCGAGACTGAGCGAAAAAGCCATCTTGGAATCGGCATCGGTGCGCATCGTGGAATTGATGGACGAGAGTATACCGATAAGGAGTTTAGCTAATGAGCGTGATGGACAACATGCTTCGCACGTATTGCGAAAACTGTAAGTTCAATAATCCAGGTAGGAAGAGCGATTGCATGATCAAGAAGGTCATGGTCTATGACGTACCATGTGCAACGCAGTTCCATACATGGTGCGAGGGACAGACGCTTGGTGGTAACTGCAAGCAAAGGAAGCCGAAATAATGGGACCTATGATGAACAGGATATACACGCTTCTTCTCTTGGGAGTTCTCCTTGTAATCGCGATCTGCACGAGTGATAAGGGGGAACCGCGATGACACCTAACCATTACATCGGAACCGGTGGTATCCAGGTGAAGGACGTGATGAAGGCATTCATGTCGCCTGAGAGGTACGCCGGCTTCTGTCAGGGGAACATCATCAAGTACATCCTGAGGTACAAGAAGAAGAACGGCCTTATTGATCTCGAGAAATGCCACGATTATCTAGACGAACTTATCGATACCGAGAAGAAAATTGGAGAGAACTATGGGACGCAACGGAATCGGAGCGGTTACGTGGCCGGCGGTAGTAACGTTCAAAGACGTCCGAATCGATAAAGCACAGGCCATAAAGATCGTCGAGGAGGCGTGTGAGGTACACTCCGCCTTCGAGAGGTATCGCCTGGCGAAAGATGCTATCAGCTATCTTGAAATGGAGCAGGCCAAGATGGACATGGTTGAGGAGATCTCCGATGTCATGCAGGCCTGTTCCAATATGCTCGCAGCGCTCGGCGTGTCTGACATGCGCGACGAGATGCGCAAGTGCGCTGATCGCAACAAGGCCAGGGGGCGTATGTAGATGGCGGTGAATAGCCGTCGTAAGGGCAAGGAGGGTGAGCTCGAGCTCGCCCGTATCCTACGCACCTATGGCTTCGATACTCGTCGTGGCCAGCAGTTCAAAGGCGGTGGAGATTCTCCAGACGTCATGGGTCTGCCCGGTGTGCATATAGAATGCAAGCGTGTTCAGAGTCTGAATATCGAGAAAGCTATGGTGCAGAGTCGCACTGATGCCGAGGGAACTGATGATGTTCCGGTCGTTATGCACCGCAGGGATCGTGAGAAGTGGAAAGTCACCATGGATCTCGATGAGTTCATGAAGATGTATATCGCCGCGACAGATGCAAATATTCCAAGATTTCCAACTTGTGCTCTTAACAAAAAATCGGATATAGGCTAAGATCTATTCGAATGTGGTCTTCCCGACATCATTCCCCTGAGAAACCCGTCTGCTCTTTACTCTCTGTTCAGCAGGCGGGTTTTTCATGTATAATGGCGATCAAAGTTGCTCGCCAGTTTATAGGAGACAGGGGCTGCAACCCTGGGCTGGCGAGAGCGCAACAAACCTGAGCTACGGCAAAAAGGTGAGCGCGGGACTCCGGGTTTCGCCCGGATGATAGGCTGACAACTATAGGAGGCATCGAGCTTCGGCCCGGTGCCTCCTTCCCGTTTACGGGATAATGGCGTCTCTCAAGTTGTTGTAATCATTGATCTCATGCCTATCGAGGCCAGTCCCATGCGGACCCTTGACCTGCGCCCAGGTATCCAGGCCGTATACCAGACCGATCTTGGCGGACTGGGAGTAGGTCTTCTGGAGAATCTGGAACATCCTGAAGCGAGCTGGGCCAGACATTCGGATGCGATAGGTGCGGACGATCATACCAACGCGAACCCATTCCTGATGGTTCTCCTGGAGCTTGTCGTAATTCATGGTTCGTTTCACATGGAACTCTCGACCGTAGTAATCCGTACCGGTCACATTGATCGTCAGATCTCCGATGAAGTAGTCGAAATCAAACTCAAGCTGCTCGAGCCATATCGATTCATTCGGCGGCTGTCTTGCGGACAACTCGCCCGTCATGAGGAGCACGCCACCGAAGTTCGGCTTGGTGTCCTCTTGCGGCATGGTGCATGGAATCATGTCGATCTTGTCCGGCGTGATAACGCCAAGACCTTCGCAGTGATCCTGGGAATCGATCGACATGATATGCAAGATGCGGAGGCTAGTGTCATAGGTATACGTCCACCATGCTTTCGCAGAGATGTCGTAGCACAGGATAACGTTATCCAGCCCAGTGCCATCAGCTTCTGCCATCACCAGGTAGATGATGCCATCGATATACACCAGTCGAGCATTGTTGAGCCTATTGCCCAAGCGATCGGTGAAGATCGGTTTGAGCTGGTCAGACACATAACTCACGCGTAGCTGGTTGTTATATTCCATAGCGTGCGTCGTGAGAGCCAGGCCATAGCGGCTCACTGCGTACAGGCCATCATCGAATACACCGCAGCCCCAGCGAGAGTTGCAGCCTACGACGTTACTGACCTCTTCGGTCATATAGCCCTTCGAGGACATTTCGTTCGTGACGCTGACATTGGTCTCCAAGAGATTGAATCGCTTGACCTGTCCGGTATTCGGGTTGCCGCACATGATGGTGACGATCGAAGACGCAGAGTAAGTCTTGTGCTTCAGGACATTGGAGATCGTGATGCCGGTGCCGGGCTCAATGTCGACAAAAGCACCACCGACACCTCGTGCCACGGAGAGCTCGTTGCCAGGATTGCCACCGATGTACAGACGGTACTCAAGGTCTCCACCCCAGAAGTAAAGACGACCATCGATATGCGTCATGTATTTCGCATTGACGCCCTTGGTCGTGTTCTCCGTTGGAATCTCGAGGCTGACGTTAGTCCACTGGCTTGTATCAGCCAGGGCACCGAGCCACGCATAGCGCCATGTTCCTCCGTCATTTAGGTTCACATGGCCGGCAAAAGCGAACTCAGTATTGTCATCCATAGTGAAATAGATGTCGACGCCGGTGATATCGTAGCCAGCCGGAGCTGTGCCAGATACCTCTATGTACTGCGCAGCAGACCATTCTACCGGTGATGCAGAGACCATCTTTGTAGAGATCGGCGATCCCATCGTTGATCCGAAGATATTTGTGTACACATAGCAGACCTGGATACGAGATACTGCGCCATCTGTAAGCGAACCTTTGTTCGTAAGTATTGGCGCAACTGTCGGCTCTGGGACGAGCCTGTAACTTCTAACTCCCTGGCTTGTCAAAGTCGCTAGGTCGCCGACGAAGCACTCGCTCTCATCAGAGAAACAGATGAGCTTGGAGGCGTAGTATGCGACCTCAGTCCATACTTTGCCCGTGCTAGAGCCGTCGTGATCAACAACGGGTATCTGAGTCCATGAGGACGGATCATCGCCTAGCTTGTGTACACGGAGAGAACCATCGGAGAAAGCGCATATCAGATTATTCTTCTGTAGGCAGGCAACGCCCGTAAACTGAAGGCCATTCGGCGCGGTAGCGACGAGCTCATCATCGTCTCGAGTCTCGATACCCTTCGTCAGAGATAGCGAACAGTTGTTCTGGACCATCAGGAAATTGTCCATCAGATCTGCCTGGCCATCGCTGAATGGCGATGCGATCGGATTCCAGCCAGGTGATGTCTCGTTAATATTTATGCCAGCCCATTGACGCAGGCTTGTGATGCGCGGCTCGCTCGACGAGATCGCCGCCTGCGTTGCTGACTGCTTCTTCTTGACCATGGGTTACACCACCTCGTACCAACCAGGAATATCCCATCCAACATGGTCTGGCTGAGTGGCCATGGCATTTGCCTCGCGCATTGCGGACAGCAGCTTCTGGGCATTGTCGGTGAGATCCTGCATACGCATCTGGGCAACAGGGCTGCCGACGCAATGCAGGGCAGCAACTCGCATGACGAGATAGTTCGGATCAGGAATCTCGTCGAACCACTTATCGAGCTTGTATTGCTCGGAGATCTTAGCCTGCTTATCAGCGTCCATCTTTTCAAACTCGTCGGCACGCGGCGGAATGTCCGGCATTTCGATCTCACGCTGAACGTCCATCACGGCAATCCTGTGACGCTCGTCCGGAGACAGTACCCTGTTAAACGTGACGATCCTGCCGATCACGGCAGCAGTCAACCTATTGTCATCATAGTTGACCTGGCCATGTTCGCCGTACCACCTTCGCCTGCCACCGTTCATCTCGCCCATCGACGAGAATGGAACCGTATAGAAGTCGTTCGTCGGGTTGCCGCACCTATCAGGCCTGCACATACGAATGCCGTCATCATGCAAGCCAGAAGGCTTGTATACCCAGTCAGGCAAGCGGAACTCCGGTATAGTGCCAGGCTTGCCGAAATCGTCGCAGGTGCCGAGGACAAGGCGTTCCCTGAGCCATAGCCAGTCTTCCTCTTTCTGGAGCTCCTGAAGAACCAGACGAAGCTCCATGATCACTTCGCGATATTTGTCGTCGGTGAACTCGAAATCGAGCAGGACCTTTTCCTGTGCGTAGTACACCTGTTGGACGAACTCATCGAGTGTCATCGACCTCATGGTCATCCTCCTCGCTATTATTTGCTGTTCTTAGGCGGGAACGGCTTCTTGCTCTTGGGCATCGTCTTAGCCTTAGTCTTACCCTTAGGCATCGGCTTGCCCTTACCCTTAGGCATCGGCTTGCCTTTACCCTTGCTCTTAGGCATAGGCTTGTCCTGCCTCTGCTTACCCGACGGCATCGGGAAGCCCTTTTTCTTTTTGCCGAGCATCGGGGCCGCATCGCCCATCACGTTCGACATGGCATCCATGAAAGACATTTGTCTCCTCCTTAGAAAAAAAGTGCTTACCAGCCGATTGTACATCGACCGATAAGCACTTCTGCAAGCAGTGGGTTGGTTTACTTGCAGCCCTTCTTGCCCTTCTTACCGCACTTAGTACCGCACTTAGCCATATGAATCACCCTCTATGCTTGACGCTTTCGTTGATTATACCCCGAAGCCATTCGCTGCCAGTAGTCACCAGAGGCAGATTGTGAAGTATTACTGCCATCGGTATTTAGGTCACTGGCTTTCTTGTTGGCCATGTCGGGCCTAATGAACGAGAAATCATCGGGCTTCACAGGACCCTTCTTGTGAGCATCGAAGAAGTCAGTGTTAAGCCATGACGGAGGCTTCAGAGTGTGATTGGCACCATCGATCATATCCTTCGCAAGGTCAGGATGAATGTTGTTGAGTTGAGCTATGTAGTCAGCCGCAAGCTCCCTAAAGCCCTGCTCGGCATTCATGGCTGCTTCGTTGCGCGAATTGTTATTCTGGGCAAGTGCCTCGAAATAGCTGTTATCAACTGAGTTGATATTTTCGCGCAAGTTGCGAAGAGTCGCCTCGTCAATCGTGTCATCCTGGTCGGCAAGCAGGTCAAGATAGTCGTAGAGGAAACTGCCGCGCATAGCTCCGCCGGCTGCATCTTTGGCTTGACTGGCGGTATCTTGCAGCTTCTTGTGCTGCGAGAACCATTCGCTTCCGGCTTTCCTCTTGGCCTGTGTGACCTGCGTATCACGGAGAAACTTATTCTGCTGGTCACTAGTATCCAGCAGGGACATAGTGTCCTCATAGTTTCCGAGCGTGGTCTTGTAGTTGTAATCGGTGATACCGGCAAGGTTGTCACCGGCTCGCTTCTGCTCATCAGATGGGCCGGTGGAACCACCTCCACCGCCACCGTAGCCACCACCACCGCTAGGCCATCCGCCCGATACTGGTTGATTGCCTTGAGGTGTGGCGGCAGCACCGTTTAAGACTTCGGTGTTTCCGATTCCAATACGCGGAGCTCCCGCCATTTATATCACCTACTTACTCATAAAGTATGCGTTGGTCACCTTGCCGGTCGAATCGATAACGAACTCCAAGGTGTCCTTCGTGTAATCTGTCTGATGTGTAGCCTGGCGGACAACATCGACGTTTCCGTTTGCAGGACCAGCTGGACCCTGGGGACCTTGTATACCCTGAGGACCCTGGATACCCTGGGGGCCCCGCTCGCCAGGATCGCCCTTGGCACCTGGGGTTCCAGCCGGACCCTGAAAGCCCTGAGGACCCTGCTCGCCAGGGTCACCCTTCAGACCCTGCGGACCCTGGTCCC